AAACACTCTAAGTACAAAAATACTGGGATACTGTTTGAATTATTAACAAGGCAGATAACCTCCGACACTATTTCAGGTGGGAATAATAAGGCCTTGTCAATCCTCAAAAAATATTTTAACTCTAAGTCGGAATTACTTAAAGAATATAAAATATACAATGCCCTCTCTACTAAATCATATCAGGACGAAAACAAAGCTACTATATTAGTTAATACTCTTATAGAAGCACATAACAAATTAAATCGTTCTCGATTAAGACGTGAAAAATATAATTTAATTAAAGAATTAAAGTCAACATATGACCTTAACGATTTTTTTAAAGCTAAAATTACTAATTATAAAACAATGGCATCTATTTATAACCTTACGGAAAATAAAGATGCTACCCCTTTATCAATCGTAGATTCTAAAGTTCAATTAATTGAACATTTAACAACACCAAGTGAAAAAGTTAAAAAGAATGTTGTAATGGAAACATATAACCACGAAGATAAAAATACACGTCTACTTACACAAAAAATATTACTTGAAAAATTTAATGAAAAGTATAAAGGTTTAGGAGAAAATCAAAAAACTTTACTTCAAGAATATGTTAATGCTGTTAGTAATAGCCCAGCTTTAAAAACTTACATCAATTCAGAAATTAAAGACGTTAAAAAACAACTAACCAAATACTCAAATACAGTTACAGATCAAGTTGTTAAAATTAAAATTAATGAGGCCCAAAATTTAATTAAACCTCTTTGCAAAAAATCTTCTGTACATGATGATAATGTTAGTAATTTACTTAATTATTATGAATTAGTAAACGAACTCAAATCAATTCATGGTTAGTTTAAAAGACATATATAATGTTAAAGAATCTACTTTTATTCGCTTAACTGAAGACCAAGATTTTACAACTAAACAAACGGGTACCAACCCAGAAACAGGTCAAATAAGTTGGGACGTAGATTATAAAACAGACTTTGATCGTACTTACAAAGAAATAGATGAAGCTGTTAAACGATTACAAGATTTAGTAGCACAACAAAAAGACCCAGAAGCAAGAGAGCTTTTAATAATGGCTAAAAATTTGAGAAATAAATTTTCTCGATACAAAAGAAGAAAATCATGAGTAAACCATTTAACATACACGATTGGCAATCCAAACAAAGACAATTAGACGAATCTAATTTATCTGAATCTCTAAACCCCGAAGTGTCTAAAGCATTAAATAAATTTATAGCTGCGATGGCTCAAAAATATGGGTACGGGGAACAAGATGCTGTTTATGCTATTATGGCGGCTCTTAAGCAAAGAGAGTTTGATGGTTTAGATGAAATGAGTACAACAGGCACAGGTGCTTCATTTAACGCAGGAGCAGGAGAAGGATACGCTACACCAAACGCATTTAAGAAAAAAAGAAAAAACGACCTAAACGAAGTTTCATACGGTGATTTTAAACGTAACACTGAATCTTCACCTCGCCAAAAAATAGCTCGAGGTATTAGACAAGTTAACAAAATGATTAAAGAAATAGAAAGAATTGTAGCACATAATTTTCGCTTAAAAACAGAATTAGATATGAATTCAGGTACTTTTTTAAAATCAACTAATAAACAAATACACGAATTAGGTGCTCGACTAAAACATTTAGAAAACAAACTAAGAGAATTTTCAAACTAAAACTATGCTATTAACAGAACACATACCATTTACAGTAGATAGAAAAATAATAGAAGAATCTATTAGTAAAAATTCACCATTAGTAGTTACTGGCGTTATCCAACGTGCAGAAGCTAAAAACCAAAATGGTCGTATTTATCCTAGAGAAATTTTAGAAAGAGAAATCGAAAATTATGTAAATGGTCCTGTTAGAGAAAGTCGTGCATTAGGTGAATTAGATCACCCTGAATCATCTGTAATAAATTTACAAAACGTATCACACAACATTACTAAAGTATATTGGGATGGTGATGATGTTATGGGTGAAGTAGAAATATTGTCAACGCCCGCAGGTAACATACTAAAAGAACTGTTTAGAAACGGAATTACCGTTGGTATTTCATCTCGTGGTATGGGTTCGGTAAAAGACAATGTCAATGAAGGTACCGTTGAAGTTCAAGATGACTTTGAATTATTATGTTGGGACTTTGTATCCACACCATCTACACAAGGTGCGTTTATGACGCCAAAAGGTAGAGCATTGCAAGAAGGCGTTGAAAAGTCAACATATCAATACAACAATGTAAACACTATTATCCGCGATATCATATGTGATAACACGGGAGTTTGCAAGTGTTAAAAAACAATCCACAAAAAATTTGGTTTTTATAAAATCTTGTTGTACGTATGTCGAACAAGAAAAAAGGTTATGACAAATATAAAATTATGAGATATTCAATCACATACACAGCATAAAAGGGACAATTCCTATCTCTTTTATTTTTCACAATTAAATTAGTATTAACGAAAACAAGAATTATGAGAAAAATGATTTCAAGTTTAGCTTTAGGACTGCTTATGGTAGCTGGAGTAAACGCACAGGAAAAAGGTGACTGGTACGTAGGTACTGGCGATATTGCAAACAAACCATGGATGGAATGGTCTGTAACCCCTACAATAGGGTATGGTTTAACTGATAACCTAATGGTTGGCGCAGCCGCTAATCAAGAAGTAGATGGTGATCTAGAAATAGATATTCACGCACGTTACTTTGTAAATGGTTATTTTGTTTACCTTGGTTCTAATTTAGGACTAGATACAGAACAAATGGATCTTGGTGTAGGTAAGATGTTTTCTTTTTCAGGGAATGTTTATGTTGACCCACGTTTGGTGTACAACACAGGTACTAAGACAACTAATCTTGGATTAGGTGTAGGTCTTAAATTTTAAACTAATTATTAATCAATTAAATCTAAAAAAATGGAAAAAGTATTCAGTTTAGTAAATGATTTCTTAGGTGGACTAGGAAAATTATTTTTAGCATTGATTCCAGTATCAATTTTATGGTATGTACTTACAGGTACGTCTGTATTTGGTATTGATGTAATTGCAAACTTAACATCTCTAGTTTCTGGCTTCGGTCAAGGCGGATTTGTAGGTTTAGTAGTTTTGGTACTAGTATGTTCTTTCTTTGCTCCTGGTGGAAAAAAGTAAGAATTAAATTTTAATATCAATTAAGGCGCCTTTTGGCGCCTTTTTTGGTTTTAGACATCTTATTATATGTATGTGTGTTAACATACGATCTTCCTAATAAGACGTCCCTGATTTTTAAAAACAATCTATTAAGGTTCCTAATAACCTTATTTCCCGTACAATTTATAAACGAGACTCGAAAGAGAAAAAACAAGTAAAAAATGGCAAAAGACATTTTAAAAGAAGCTATCGCCGACGCTAAAGCTGTTCGTGAAGTTGCTCTTGCAAACGCCAAAGCTGCCCTAGAGGAAGCATTTACTCCTAAATTACAATCTATGTTATCTGCTAAATTATCAGAAGAATTAGATGAAGATTTAAACGAAGAAGAAGAAACCAACGAATCTGTTGAAGAAACTGCTATCGAAGAAGCTTCATTTGATGAAATGATGAAATATGGCGAAGACGACCCAGATGATGAAGGATATAATGTTGGATCTATGGAAGAAGAAATCGATTTGGAAGAAATTCTTGCAGAATTAGAATTAGAAGAAGGTGAAACAGTTTCAGAAGAACCAGTTGCTGAAGGTGAAGAAGAAATCGCTGAAAGTAACAACGAAGAACTTGAAGAAGTAAAAGATGAAGAACTTGAAGAAGGCTTTGATCTTGATGCACTTCTTGAAGAACTAGATGGACTAGATGAAGCTAAAGATGACGACGACGATAAAAAGATGGAGGAGTCTAAAGACGAAGAACTAGAAGAAGCTAAAAAAGACGACGACGACAAAGAAATGGAGGAGTCAGTTAACCCACTTCAAGCTGAACTTGATGAAGCTAAAGAAGAATTAGAGGAAACTAACAAAGCTTTAACTACTGTTCGCGCTGAACTTAACGAAGTTAATCTATTAAATTCTAAATTGTTGTACGTTAACCGTATCTTCAAAGCAAACCAACTTAATGAGTCACAAAAACTACGTGTAGTTGAGTCACTTGATAAAGCAGGTACAGCTAAAGAAGCTAAGTTAATTTACGAAACAATTAAAGACACGTTTAATATCTCTAAAGGTAATAAACAAACTAAAAAATCATCAATCAAAGAAGGTTTAGGAATGGCTTCAAAACCAGCAGGTAAATCTACTGCTGCTAAAAAAGCTGTAATTTCAGAATCTAATGATATGATGACACGTTTCCAAAAATTGGCAAACATTAAAATTAATCAATAATTTAAAATTTTTACAAAATGAACGTAAATAATTTATTAGAAGGTGCAAGTCCTTACCAATCTCAACAAAACGAAGCTGCAAAGCTTTCGTCTAAGTGGGAAAAGTCAGGCTTGTTAGAAGGCATTCAGTCTTCAACCGAAGCAAACAACATGGCAATGTTGTTAGAAAATCAAGCTAAACAGCTTGTAAACGAAGCAAACTCTACTGGAACAGGTATGTCTGTTACTAATGGTGCTAATTCAGAAGCATGGGCAGGAGTTGCTCTTCCGTTAGTACGTAGAGTATTTGGTGAAATTGTTGCTAAAGATTTAGTATCAGTTCAACCAATGAACTTACCAGCAGGTTTAATTTTCTATCTTGACTTTCAATATGGATCCGCTCAAGGTGGAAAAGCAGTTGGAGAATCCCTTTATGGTGCTACTGATGATTTAACTAAAACTGAACCAGCTCTTAACCAAGGTCTTTACGGTGCAGGTCAATATGGATATTCTATTAATACTACTTCTTCTGTAGAAGCTCAGGGAATAAACAGTGGTGTTGAAGTAGTATCAGCATCTGCAGCATTTGCAGGTATTTTAAATAGTGATACTGAATTTTCATCTTCAAATTTCTCTAAAGGATTTGGTTCAACTGATGCTGAGGGTGATAAAATTGTTACAATTAAATTCCCAACAGCAAAATTAGTAGATCATGATCCTGATTCAGTTAAAGCATTCCAATTTGCAGGTTCAGCTAATGTTGCAGCTTTCTACCCGAAATTTACTAGAATTAATGGTAGTAATGTAGAATTTGTTGTAGAATTAACAGCTGCTGATACTTCAGTAGGTGATGTTACCGTTACTTATCAAAAAGGACCAGATAACTTAGATGATAGAGGCGACTTTGAAGAAGGTAAAAATGGAAGCTCAGCATCCTCAGGTACCGCTAATTCATCATTAGCAATTCCTGAAATTAATGTTCAATTAAGAAGTGACACTGTTGCTGCCAAAACACGTAAGTTAAAGGCTCAATGGACACCAGAATTTGCTCAAGACTTGAATGCTTATCATTCAATTGAAGCAGAAGCTGAATTGACGTCTATCTTAAGTGAATACATTTCAATGGAAATTGACCTTGAAATTTTAGACATGTTAATTCGTAACGCGGATACTACTTCTGCTTGGAGTGCTAAAGTTGCTCGTGAAGTAAATGATTCAGGTGTTACAATCGATGAATCTGGAACAGGATTATACTACACTAAAATGTCCTGGTTCCAAACATTAGGAGTTAAATTACAAAAAGTTAGTAATGAAATTCACCAGAAAACTCTTCGTGGTGGGGCTAATTTTATGGTAGTATCGCCTAAAATTTCTACTATTCTTGAATCAATCCCAGGATTTGCTGCTGACTCAGCTGGAGACGCTGACAAGTACGCTATGGGTGTTCAAAAGATTGGTGCAATTAATTCACGTTACACAGTTTACAAAAACCCTTACTTAACTGAAAATGTTATTTTGATGGGTTATAAAGGATCTCAATTCCTTGAAACTGGTGCTGTATTTGCTCCATATATTCCATTAATTATGACACCTCTTGTGTATGATCCTGCTTCATTTACTCCACGTAAAGGAATCATGACTCGTTACGCTAAGAAAATGGTTCGTCCTGATTTCTATGGTAAGATTGTAGTTCGTGATTTAGATGTAGTATAATATTACATTTATATCTATTTTAAAAAGAGTCGCATTTGCGGCTCTTTTTTTTATATGTATAACAAAACGTTACATTTTATGGCTAAATCAAACATTGAAAAAACCCCACCAAAGGGTTCAATTAAATTTTCATTATCACTTTCAGAAGAACAAAAAGCAGCAAAACAAGCAATTTTCCACCATCCATACAACTTTATAGTTGGAAAGGCAGGTAGTGGTAAAACATTGTTAGCTTGTCAAGTAGCTTTAGACATGTTTTTTAAACGAATGACTAACAAGATCATCATAACAAGACCCACGGTATCCACTGAGGATAATGGATTTTTACCAGGGTCAGAAAAGGAAAAGATGGAGCCCTGGCTCGTTCCTATTCGTTCAAATATGCGAAAGATATATAATAAACCTGAAGCATTAGAACGTATGGAAAAAGAAGAATCTATTGAATTAGTTTCATTAGCACACTTTAGAGGCCGTACATTTGAAAATTGTGTCGTTATTGTAGATGAATTCCAAAATTTAACTCGTTCACAATTAAGAATGGCTTTAGGGAGATTAGGAAAAAATTCAACTATGATATTTTGTGGTGATAATCAACAAATTGATTTAAAAGACAACAACTACTCAGCAATCCATGATGTATCTAAAATTGCGGCTTCTGATTATGTTTACAAAAGAATTTTATTAGATAACCATCGTCATGAAGCTATTGATGATGTATTTGAACGTTTACAGGCTATGTAATTATTTATCTTTTCTGTTATATTTATTATAGAATAAATCTATTTAAATTATGGCAGCAGGAATTTACAATTTTACAATTGAGCAAGGAACAACATTTATACGAACTTTTAAATATAAAGATTCTAATGGGGATGCACTAAACTTATCATCCCACTCTATTAGAATGCAACTAAGAACTTCTGTAAATAATGATTTTACTATAATATCATTAACAGAAGTAGCGGGATCTAATGGTAGTGTAATTACTGTAGGGGGCACAGGAAATAATGAAATTTTAGTTACAATATCAGCTACAGACACAGCGGCTATGTCTTTTGATACAGCAGTATATGATCTTGAAATTGAATCATCAGGTGTAGTTACACGCCTTCTCCAGGGAAAAATTAAATTATCTAAGGAAGTAACAAGATAATATTTACATGGCAGATATTACCGAAATAATAGAGGAATCTGCTGTTCAACTAGAGATAGTTGAAATGGGAGGTGGTCAAATAGAAGTAGTTGAGGGTAACCTTACATTAATTGAAATAGTAGAAACTACATTAGAATCTAGTAATTTAAACATTACTCCTCAAACTAACACAGTAGTAGTAGAATCTGTACCTGATAATATCAATATAGATATATCTATAGACCCTTCTACAACTATTGAAACTACTACCACTACTAATGTAATAGAAATTACAGAAAATCAAGTAATCTTTCAAACAGGTTCTATATTTCAAACTATTAATAATACAATAGTAGAAGGAAACAATGGTTCATCAAATATTTCATTTCAAACTTCATCTAATAGTGATAGTACTCTCTTATCTAATTTAATTATTAAAGATTTTAGTAATGATGTATCTATTAACGTAAATGAGGGTGTACTAGAATTAATATTTGGTAACCCTACTTTACCTACAATATCAGACATAAGTGTAAGTGGCTTCAATACTAATAGATTTAATTTAGTAACGGATAGTTACACTTTAACCCCTCAATTTAATTTAAATGGAACTACCTTTATAAAAGGAATGCTATCTTCTTCTACAGAGGGGATTACTACATTTAATGAAAATGATTCAATTACAATATCACCCGATAACTTTTCTACCTATGCTATAGGTAGTCATACATTTAATATTAATATTATTGCTCAATTAGCAGACAATTCATTAATAACTATTTCTAGTAATAAAACACTAACCTTAAATAAATTAAACCCTTTAAACCCTACCATAACTAATGTAGTATATGATGTAACATCCAATGCATATAGAGATACACAATCAGAAATAGAAGAAGGGGCAACAGGTAATATTACATGGTTATTAGCAGGAGGTCTCCCTAATGGTAATAATGGATGGGTACCATCTAATCCTGAATTAAATTCATTTAATCTTACATTAACTGTAAATGCAGTAGGTAATATAACTACAGGAAATATAGAACAATATTGGAATTCAAGTACTAATAATAATCCCCAATTATTTTACACAGGAACTATATCACGAACATGGACTCGTGTTAGAAGTTTAAGATTTGGAACCTCTACATCTACATCTTTTAATGAAAATCAATTACAAGATTTAACAAATTGGCAAGGGACTATAAAATATGGATTTAATACAGAATCAGAAATAGAATCTTTAACATTAAGTTTTTCCCCTAATACAACTACAGGTGAATACTTATATATTGTATATGATTCAAATTTAGGTAATATAAATACATTAATAAATCAATTATCATTACAAAATGAAATAACAGCATTTAATTCTCCTGAAATTGTGGGAAATTATAAAGTATATAGAACGACAACTCCAAAAGATGGATCTATTTATCAACATAAAATAACATTCGTGTAATATGGCTATAGATGTAATTGTTGGTTTTAATCCCAGTACTCCTACCCCCTTAGATTCAAGGGTAACCGCAATTAATGCTAATGATAGATTGTCCCGTAAATCATTTAATTGTTATGAAGGTTTATTAGTATTCCAACAAGATACTAATGAATTATATGTTTGTATAGACCCAACTGATCCATCATCCACTACAAGTTGGGAATTAATAACAAGTGAAAACACACAAGAATCATTATCAAGAGTAGGAAATCAATCAATTACAGGGTCTTTAACAATTTCTGGATCTCTTTCTGAACCATCTGCAGGAAATTTAATAGTTTCTGACACTATATTTACAGATGTAATTTCAGCTTCTATAGCTCAATTTACGGGAGATGGGACTAATAGTATACTTATAATAACATCTGGTAGTAGTTCTCCTATTACTATAAATTCTGAAGGACTAATAGTATTTGATGAATACCAATATACACCAACACCTGTCGCAGGAGGTCTTTTATATAGTGGGAGTAATTTTTATTTAGGATTAGAATGTTAAAAATAATTTTCATTTTTTAAAAAAAATATATATTTATAATCAAATAATAACATTAATATGGCATTTGAAAAATTTAAACATAAAAGATTCCTTGAAAGAACAGGATCTTCAGGTACAAAATTTAAACCTTTTTATGAAGGTATCCCCATTGCATTAAAAACAGGTGCTAAAAGTAAAAGAGAAGGTGGTTTTTTTGACATGGTTAGAGTTCAAAATAAACCTGACAAATATCATTTAGAAATAGATAATGACACAGGTGAAACTGCTCTTTATGTTGAAAGAGATGAAGAACAAGACAGAACAGTCCAATTTATTAGAGATAATTTCTCTGATGCTGTTACTGCATCTTTATCTGCATCTTATGCTAGTAAAATAGGAACAGCATTATACAATCTTCCCCCAGGAGAAAGAGTAGCAATTTTATCTCCTGCCTCCACACAGGCACCAACAGCATCAGTAACTTTTTCAAAACACCCAGGAGTACATCACACAGAAGGATATTTAGAAATTTCTAATAATTCACAAAATTATTCTTTTTCACATTTTAAATTTTCGAATTTTTACTCTCCACAACAATTTGGGGCAGATGGTAATATACCAGGACAATTATATCAACATAATTTTTTAACAGCTTCAAATCAGTCCCATCTTACTAGATCTATTTTAAAGACTTCATTTCTTTATGGTCAATCAGAACCTGTCTCTAAATGGCATATTAAATTTGGTTCTAATGACGCGCTTAACCATGTAGATGCTTATAATAACCATGATGTTATTGCATATGCATTAACTTCAAGTTTAACTTCAAGTGCAGATTGGGGATGTCAAGCTTCAGGTGGAGCAGGTAACAATTTTACGGCTTCATGGTTAGCTACTTTACCTGCAGGTACTGGTTTCTTTAACAACAAAAATATCTATTACAATGGAATAAATAGTAGTGATGGGATGTATAATAAAACCCTCATAAAAGGACTTGTTTCAGGAGATCAATTTAATGGTATGGCGGGTGTTAGCGATGGAAGTAAAGCTTATTTCCCTTCAGCCGAAGTAATATTTTACCAAAAAACTTCCGTAGCTCAAACAGTAGCAAGTGGTTCATTTAAATATGCAGCAAATGCCGCTTCTTCAGCAAGGACTAGTAATAGTATTCGTACTCTTTATTATTGTAGTGCTTCTCTTGGAAAAGGCCCCTCAGGTTCATACACAGGAAGTTTTATAGGAAATGATACAAAATTTAAATCTGGATCTCATTTATGGGCGGATGCTAATTTAAGAATACCTGCATCTCCTGGATTTTATCATATCCCAGGAACTAATGAAGTATTAGGTGCATTTTCAGGATATAAAGTAGAAAATGGTATTGCTGCGGGAATATCAAGTTCATTGTCACCCCAAAATACTCCATCATCAAGAGATTATGAAAGTGTGCCACAATGGGCAAGTAAGTCAATTCATAACTAAAATATAAAATAAAACCCAAAATTAGAACGTAATTATAAAAATTAAAAAGTAAGATAAAATGGCAAATTGGAAAAAAATAATAGTCTCAGGTAGTGATGCCCATTTAAGAGACGTAACAGCAAGTGCAGGCTTAAATTTACCTGGAATAGCAGCGGTACAAGCTGGGGGTCAACCAGATATAACAACACCCTTAGTAATTGACCAATATGGTAATGTAAGTACAGGTAGTAAATATGCATTAGCAGCAGGTGGAGACACAGTTGGTGCATCTGGTAACCTTACAGATAATTTTGTAGTAGTAGGTTCAGGAGGTGATGTTTTAGAAGTAGCATCTGCAAATTCTGATGCTAATTTTGGTGGTGCTCAATTATATAACATCCATTCTATTTCTTCTTCAGGTAATTTAACATTCTCAGCATCTAGTGGTCCTCAGACTCAAACATTTAATATTTCTGCAGAAACTGGCAATACATTAAATATTACTGCTGATAATATTGATGCTGCTACTTTAGATTTAACAGGTAATTTAACTACAAATTTAACTAATACTAGAGTTCCATTTATTGGTACAAACGGATTATTAGAAGATGATAATACATTTACATTTAATAAAACCTCAAACACTTTAAATGTATCTAAAATTGACTCAGTAGACACTACTACAGTTGATGCTTCAGGTGACATAACAGGTGATACAAAAGTTATAGTACCTAATGTTACAGCTAGTACTGGAATTTCAGTTGGTAGTGGAGCAAATATGAAAAAATTAGCTTCATTACAAGGTAGTGCATTATCAGCTAATGAATTAACTATAGGTGATCATGATAACAATTTAGTTATATCATCGTCAAACCTAATGCTAAATGCTAAAGGAGGTATTACAGCAAGTATTGTACCTATTGATGATCCTGAATTTTACTTAGCACAAAAAGCAAATGGTGAAATAATAAAAGTATCTAGAGATGATATTGATAGTGGTGGTTCTGGAACTTTCACAGGTCTAAATGCAGGTGATAATATTACTGTTACAGGAGGTACAACAACTACAGAGTATACAAAGATAATTTCACGACAAATATCGGGTGATGGATTATTCTGGAATGTTGGAGAGTCTGTTATATCAGGATCAGATTCAGCTAAAACATCCCAACTTAATGCATCATTACTTAATGGGAGTTCAATTTTAAAAATAAAAACTGCAGAAGGTGAACAAATTGTAGGTTTAACATCATTTACTGATACTCCTGAAATAAACTCATCAGGAACTCAAGAAAGTACCAAATATAAATTTGTTTTAGATGAGGCTATAGCTTCTGACGTTGGGACTAACAAACCTTTAGATGTATTTCTTCAAGTATCAGTAGTAACAGGTGCTCCAACAATTTCATTATCTGATAACGTTGATATTGTTAGTAATTTAACAGTAGGTGGAGATTTAGATGTTGGTGGAGACATTCAAACACAAGGAGGTTTATTCTTCTCAGGATCTTCTGCTGGACCAGATATATTTAATATAAGCCACTCAGCAGGCACTATTTTAAATATTACTGCATCAAACGCTTCATTTACAGGAAATGTAGATGCATCTTCATTCTCTTTTGGTGCAGTTCAATTTATAGACAATAATGCATTAGTAATATCAGGTAGTAATGTATTTGGTGATGCTAGTGATGATACTCACTCATTCTCTGGTTCATTAATTGTTAATGCTGGATCTTTAACATTAAATAATAATGGTAGTATTACTACTGCAGGAAGCGTTACAGCAGGAACACTTGCGGGTAATGGTGCTTCTATAACAAATTTAAATTTAGCTCAGGCAACTGGAGTATTACCTATTAATAATGGTTCAGGATTAGTTTCTCAATCAGCTCAAATTGATGGAGCTTCTATAACAACTAACACAATAAGTGGTGTTTCACTTGGTCAGAATTTAAAGAATTTATCTGTTGACAATGACACTCTTAGTTTTTCTACTGCTGGTACTACTTACAATGGGAGTACAGCTAAAACAATAAGAGTAAACACAGGTGGTATTGTTGATGGCGGTAGTAAATTAGCAACCGGAGATCAAATTTATGATTTTGTTACTGGTATAACAGATAATTTATCTTCAACTGTAGGTACAGTAACATCAGTAGGAGGAGCAGGAACTGTAAATGGTCTTACATTAACAGGAACAGTAACGGATTCTGGTAATTTAACATTAGGTGGTACCTTAACAATTAATAATAGTGATTGGGATGGTACAGCTTTATCAATTGCAAATGGTGGTACAGGTGCTACTTCAGCTGGAGCTGCAGCAACAGCTTTAGGATTAGGTACATCAAGTTCTCCAACATTTGCAGGTGTTACAGTAACTAATCTTACTATAGGATCTACTCAAGTAACAGCTACAGCAGCAGAATTAAATGCCCTACATGATGCAGGTTTAAATTCAACAGAACTTGGTCATTTAAATGGCATTACAGAATCTATTCAAACTGCATTAAATGCAGCTGCAACTTCAGCCAATCCAACCCTTACTGGTAACGTAACTATTGGTAGTATTAATATTAATGGAAGTAATAATAATATTACTGGTATTGGTAATTTAACTACAACAGGTAATGTTGTAGTTGGTGGTAATTTAACAATTGAAGGTACCACAACTACTTTAAATACAACAGAACTTCAAATTGAAGATAGATTTATATTACTTGGTTCTGGTAGTGCAGCAAGTAATACAGACTTAACTGCAAACGTTGATGTAGGGATTATATTTGAAACCCAATATGGTGCAAGTGACAATCCTTTAGGTACAGCACTTTACCACGATGGTAGTGATGATAGATTAAAAGTAGCTAGAAATGTACCAAGTAATATAGGAACAGGTCAAGTAGATGAAAATGGTAAAGGTAATTCAGTAGGAAATATACTTACAGTAAGATCTACAGGTAGTCTTGGTACTCAATTAAATGCTATATCAAACCATAAAGGAACTGAAACTTCTGATAAATTATTAGGGGATGTAATATTCGGTGAAGGTGAAATGATAATTGATAATAACAAAGATTTATGGATTTTTACGGGTACTGCTACTGCCCCAGGTGCTTAATAATTTTTAAAAACGGCTTAATATTTCTAAGGAAATATTAGGCTGTTTAAATTATTTTTACTAGAAATTATCAAAATAAAAGTTATGAATAAAAAAGATATGGATTTACACAATATAATAGAAGAAATAGTTATGGGAGTATTAGACAAACAAAAAGCCCAAAATAAAGTTCAACAAAATAGAACAACAACTCAACCAACCCCAACTCACAACCCCCCACAACCAAAACCAACCCCTCAACAATTGACTCAACTAATACCCTCTGAGTTAAAATATTTGATAACTTTAATAGGAAAATCAGATTTTAAAGGATCTGACCTTCAAGTAATATATTCAATTACTGCAAAATTACAAAATCAGTTAAAACAATAAATTAAATTTATAAGTTATGGCACACGGGATACAATTTGAATTAAGGGAAGTTGTAGCAATACACAAAGCAGTTTCAGAATTTGAAATAAGAGGAGCAGAAGCTTCTCTTATTACAACTATACTACAAAAATTAGTAGTTGAACATGATAAACTACAAAAATTAGAAGATCAGGTAAAAAATAGTAAAAATAGTAAAAAATAATTAATAAATGTTTTGGGTGTGGGTTGGAAAAAAATACTAACTGAAGAATCAGAATTTAAGACAGAAGATGTATTATCTATTGGCTGGCATACTATAGCTATCAATGGGGAAGGTATAGCGACAGCTAGATTTTTACTTTCTGATAATAGATCTGCACAACAATCATCAGTTATAACTTTTTACGCTTCCCACGTAGAAGGTGAAGGAAATCAAATCACACTCCTAAGTTCTACTAATTTTTTATCAACTAACACTACACAAACAGCCCTAAGAATAAAAGAATCAGGCATAGGAATGGGAGCAGTATTACAGGTTTTCATATCTTCAGAAACTAATAAACCTATAGTTCAATTATTAGGTGATAATTATAAAACTTCAACTCCTGGGGGGACCATGATAAACAATGGATGGAATTTAACAAATTTTATCCCTGATGGACCCGAGAGTCCTGATATTACTTTAATAAGTAATAATGAGTGGGATTCCTTTACTCAAGCAACAAGACTAAATTTAAATGTTAATAATTTAGGTTTAGCTACAACGGGTAACATATCTGGGGAAGCTTCTTCTATAGGCACATTAACAACATTAGAATTAAATGATGGGTCTATAATCGACAATTCAGAATTTATAACAATTACTGCAGAAAACGCAATAACTAATTCTAGTAATAGTAACGTCAACTTCATTTTTAATGATATTGCGGGCGCTAACACAGATGGTACATTTCCATCCCTCTTCAATATTGCAACTTCTGGGGAAGAAGGTAATATTAACGTAGATTATAATATATTTGGTAAACTAGGATACTCTCCTATTATAACTCAAATGAAATTATATGCGGGATTTGGGAATTCTGAAAGTGATCTTTATAAAATAAAAATATTTGGTTCTAACACTCCGTTTACTGGAGGGAATTTGGGAACTTTATTATATGAAGATCTTGATTATGTTAATGGAGTGAGTGCGAGTTACCCTTATATTGTAAATTTTCAAAATGAAACCCCTTTTAAATATTACCGAACCCAATATATATCTAATTCCAATAATAACAGTTTCAACCTTATTTCTATTTATGAAATTTACTATTCTGAGGGTGTAGAAACTACAATTAAGGATTCAACAGTAACAACTAATAACATAGTATTATCTACGAATACTGCAGGTACAACCTCAGATGACATTGTAGTAAGAGACAGCTCAGGTAATTTAAAAACTGTTAGTATAGATACTATAAGTAATTTAGTAGATGCAAATAGTGATGATTTACCTACAAGTGCACCAGGAGCAGGTACATTAGTATCAGAATTTTCACATTTATCAACTAATACCTTACATGTTGATGTCCACGAAAACACTAATAACACACCCCACCCAATTGTATTCTCAAATTTAACTGATGGGTTTTCTACAATGCTGCTTGATTCTAATGTAACAATCAACCCACATACTGATACAATAAAATCAACTAATTTTGAGGGCAATTTAATAGGCACATTAGATAGTTATAATTCTGAGGCATTTATAAATGAAACACATACAGAACAAAAGGCTTCAAATGACCTTGCTCCTGGTTGGTATACAGTTGCAATTGTACCAGAAGGAAGAGCAACTGGTAGATTTGCATTACGAGACCAACAAGGTTCTTCTCGACACCAATCAACCACTTTTTATGCATCACATATATTCGGAGATGATAAAGGAACACAACTTACAGTATTAACTAATAATAGCTTCAGTAATATAGTTTATACACATATTCGAATAAAAGAAGGAGCCACATATGATGGTGCAGCATTACAAGTGTATGTTCGTGATACTAATACTCTCAATACCGACAATCTAGAAGAAACTGATCATTCAACTAGATTAAGCGTATTTTTATTAGGTGATAATTATCATTCAAAAAATAGTAATGGTAGTATTCATGAATGGAGATTGGTTAATTGGATTCCAGATACCGATAATCCAGGTGTCTCTATTAGTAATAATTCTACTACAACATGGGCAAACTTTACATCTAAAGCAGAAGTTAATCTAGAAGGTTTTTGGGCAGGAATGGCAGTAACACCTGGCCCAATTTCTGGATCATTTATAGGTAATGGTAGTGGTTTAGAAAATGTTTGTGGAAAAAGAGTACATCTATCCACAACAACAAATAACGCAGATTACCCAATACCTTTCCAATTTGGTACCACCACAGCTGCAGGTTGTATGGATTTAGCTAAAGATTCAGCAAATGATTTTACTTATAATCCAAGTTTAAATCTATTACAAGTCCCAAAAATAACTGTCGATACAATCACCACAAAAGTACTTCGTTATCAAGAATTTTCTGCTGATTGGCAAACTTCTACAGAAAAAAGAAATTTACCACTTGGTAATTCAACTGTATCCGAAACTGCATCCACTCAATATTATTCAAGATATATATTTACTGATGATGTTGCTGTAAATGATGTTAAAATAGAAATGAGAATGGAAAGATCCATGAATTTCAAACTTGAAGTACTTCACCACCCATTGGGGGGAACATTATCTAGTGGTTTTAATCAATTTAATAGTAATGGATTTGTTTATAATAATAATAATGTATTTGAACATGTGTTAGATAATGGTCCTGGGGGTGGATTTAATAAAGGAGATTTTTTATACATTGCCATAGATCCTATAGACACAGGTGCATCCAATTCTCCAGGAGAAGTTAATGGTCACCTCATTATTTGTTATGATAATAAACAAATATTAACAGCTGGTGTTAATACTCCTCCAACCATACCTAGTACCGCCTTTTAAATCAAAATTACCATTAATTTATAATTTTTCACAGTAATCCAAATTTTATTTATATTTATATAGGAACAAACCAACTAAATTATGGCAAACATTCCTATATGGCCCGGCTCATCATCATTTTTTCCAGGAGACACACCTTTTGGTTTTTATGACACAGACACTCAATTCCAATCTGACGCAGATAAAGTTGCAGATTGGTGTGTAAGACGTATGGGTTATCCATTAGTAGACATTGAATTACAAGCAGTAAATCTATTTACTTGCTTTGAAGAAGCAATTAATGAGTATGGTTCACAACTTTACCATTTTCAAATAATAAACAGCTTCCATACTTTAGAGGGAACATCTACAGGATCAAAATTAAATGATAATATAATTGCTCCTAATTTAGGTAACACAATCAATATTGCAGAACAATATGGTAGTGAAACGGATGGAGCAGGAGGGAATTATAAATTAGAAAAGGGTACATTAAATGTAATAGCGGGACAACAAAATTATGATTTATTAACATCCACATCATCTTCATTAAGTGGCTCAGAAGCAGTTTATCTAAAACGAGTTTACCATTATGCTCCTTCCGCAATTAATAGATATTTTGACCCATACGCAGGTACAGGTACAGGAATTCAATCATTAATGCAATCATTTGGGTTTGGTAATTATTCACCAGGTGTTAACTTTATGTTAATGCCTATGTATTTTGATGTTTTAAAATTACAAGCAATTGAATTAAATGATGCTATTAGAAAATCAGCATACCATTTTGATGTAGAAAACAATAGATATTTAAAATTATTCCCTATACCTGAAAAAAACTATACTTTACATTATGAGTATGTTTTAAAATCAGTAGCAAATAACCCAGTTAAGGATACAACAGGTGGTATAACAAATATGTCAAATGTACCTTATACTAATCCAACATATAAACTTATTAATGAACCTGGGAGACAATGGATTCGTAGATATGCATTAGCATTAGCTAAAGAAATGTTAGGAAGTGTAAGAGGTAAATATCAGTCGGTCCCTATCCCGGGTGACACAACAGTATTAGATTTTGCTAGATTATTAAGTGAAGCAGCATCAGAAAAAACAGCTTTAATTGAAGAATTAAAAACATTCTTAGAAGAAACAACTAGGGTTAAACAACTTGAAAGGCAAAACCAAGAAGCTCAATTAACTCAAGAAACTTTTTATAAAGTTCCATACCCAATTTATATAGGATAATGATTAAATTAACAAACATATTATCTGAAATGTTAAATACATTTGAGGTTCAAGCTGAAATTTTATCAGACAGAAAAGAATCAATTACAGACATTTTAGATTCAATTCGAGCTGTTAAAAGTATAACAACTGTTCGTAATATAACCCCTCCAGAATATCCACAGAGAGAAGGTATTGAATATACTTTAGTTATAATTAAATTTGTAACAAGATTAGATGCAAAACAAAATTTACTACAAATTAAAGATGATATTTTAACTTCAAACGGAGGATCAACAGACTTAAGAGTACCAGGTGTAAAAAGCTTTAAATATAAAATTGACACTATAAAACGTAAATAATGGCTTTATTTGGAGGATCAAGAGACATATCATTATTTAAAAGTATAAGCAAAGAAATAGTAAACGACATCATTCAAACAGAAGTCGCATATTATAAATTTGCTTTAGAACAAACTAACGTAAATGTTTATGGTGAAGCACCCGGTAAAAATTATTATGAACCGTTGAAAATAGCGAGTTTAATTAACAGACAAGACCAATCGTGGTCGTCTGACGACTTTGGTCCTGACGTCAATCAAACCATTGGTTTTACGTTTTTAAAACAAGAATTAGTTGACATAAATTTATTACCTGAAGTTGGTGATTTAATCCTTTTTCGTAATAATTTTTACGAAGTTGACAGTAGGATTGAAAATCAACTTTTTATGGGAAGAGACCCAGATTATGCTTTATCAAAAGAAACATCAGGTTTTGGAGGAAGTTTTTCTATGATAATAAACACACATATTTCAAGAGTAGAAAAATTAAACTTAATTCCACTTAGAGGTGGAAAATATCCTACAACTACAAAAGTAGATGGAGGAACAGTAAATAAACTCGAATAATGTCAGACAAAAAAACAAATCCAAGAAGACCCACCCCCTCAAGTGGGTATGATAAATTAAGACAAAACCTAGAATCAGGTTTTACTGATGGTTTCCCTGTTGAAGAATTTCCTGCACCTGACAATAGAGCTAACATTAATAGAGGTACAATAACTACTCGAAAAGATGATACTGTTAAAGATATTTCAATTGGTTTACAAGACCATGATGAAGCTATAATTCATTATTTTAAAAAAGTAATAAAACCCACAGTTATATCAAATGGAGATAGAATAGATGTTCCTATAATGTATGGGGCTCCAGAAAGATGGAAATCAATTCAAAAAGATGGATATTTTAGAGATAAAGAAGGAAAATTACAAGTTCCTCTTATTATGTTTAAAAGAAATTCTATTGAAAAACGAAGAGATCTTGGAAATAAGATGGATGGGAATAACCCTCAATTATATTATACATTTCAAGAACGTTATACTAAAAGAAATCAATATGATAATTTCTCAGCATTACAGGGTAAAATACCCCAAAAACAATTCCATGCTGTTGTAGTTCCTGACTTTGTAAATATAACTTATACTTGTACTATATGGTGTGATTATATTTCTCAAATGAATAAATTAATAGAATCAATAAATTATTCTTCAGATTCATATTGGGGTGATAAAGATCGTTTTAAATTTAATGCTTCTATAGACACATTTAGTAATACTACAGAATTAAATGTAGGTGATAATAGAATTGTAAAAACTGACTTTGGTTTAAAACTTCAAGGATACTTAGTACCAAATAGTATTAATAAAGAATTAACACAAAAACCCTCTAAATTCTTTAGTAAATCTAGTGTTATGTTTAAAGATGAATTAACTACAAAATCTACAGGAATTTCTAAAACAAGAGATGAAGTAAGAGATGAACAAGGTCCTTTAAACATACAATAATAAGTTATGAATATTACTTGGAATAATGCTAATTTTACTTGGAACTCAAACTCATTTACATGGAATGAAGTTCAATTAGTTGAAGAAATAGTTGAAACCGTCCAACAAAGAGGGGGTATTATTGAAGACGATATGTCTTGGATGAAACCCGAAAAAAAGAAACAACTTATTAAACTTATTCTTAAAGTTAAAGGAGAAACCCTTACAGAATCTAAAACTAAACAAATTAAGCAATATAAAATTAAAGCTAATGATGTAAGATTAGTAGTTAAAGAAGTAAGTGGTGTAGAACTAACAACCGAAAACGTATCCTTTTAATATTTATTACAAAATACAAGAATGTATAAATTATTTACAGACAAAACGGAACTATTTGAGTGTAATATTTCACTTCAAGGTGCAAGTTTAAAAAAATCAAAAGCAAGATTAGTAGTCGAAACTCAAGATTATTCTTTACTTTTTAATGGTTCTATTAATTCTAATGGTAAATGCGAAATACCAATTAGAAAACTTAAAGGCCTTATAGATGAAGATACTAGTGGTAACATTCGTTTAGAGGTGATTGCCGAAGACACATTCTTTACCCCTTGGCAAAGTGACTTTGAAGTTGAAACAAGCAGAAAAGTTACAGTAGAGGTAAAAACCCAAACAACCCAAAAACCAATTTTAGAAGCTAAAGCGACAATAAAACTACAACAAGTTACAAAATCTGAAAAGAAACATGTGGTTAACTTATTTAAACTTCTTATAAAAGAAGACATTAATATAGATAATATATTTTACAAACGAAACGAATTAAATAATATAGTTGCTACTTATCTTAAAGAAAACACAGTTAATGACACTGAAAAAGTTATTAATGGTGTTTTAAAAGTATTACAAAACAAAAAATAAAAATGGTTTTAAATGGCTCTTCCAGATTTAACAGGTCAAAATATACAAGACACTTACCAACGAGTATTACAAACTGATAATGGTACTCTTAGGGATGGTACTGGTTCTTTAGTAGATGAACTAACAGTTCCTGGTACAGGTTCATTTGGTAGAGTTTTATGTACTACAATCTCAGCCTCTACAGGTGAATTTGATGCAAATACAATTTTTATTGGTGGGACTTCTTTTAACAAAAATGACTTAGATGATTTAAAAGAAGGAAAAACAATCAACACAGTTACTAAAGATTTAGGAGAAGGAGACACAGGCAAATCCAATATAGTTCGTCCTGAAGCTATAATGCACCCTGATGATAACAGCACTTACAGTAAATACACAACAACAGGTAGAATAGGCACATTTATTAGTGGTACACTTTTTCATGATTTTAATTTAAGTGGAAGTAATAATTATGCTCGAATTGGTGATGGTAACACTGACATACAACTTAAAGGTAATATAAACGAAGCAACTTTAGATGGTGGAACCTTCTAATATTTATAATATATGGCAAGTACAATACAAATAAAAAGAGGAACAGGATCAGCAGTACCATCAGGATTAGCTGATGGAGAATTAGCAATCAATCTTGACAATAGAAGGTTATATTTTGGTTCAGGTTCAACTAGTGTAAATGATTTTTCTTTTGGAGAAATCACAGCAGAAAAATATATAGTTTCATCTTCAGTCTTATATGTTACAACTTCATTTAGTTCAGGTTCAACTGAATTTGGAGACACAGCAGACGACACCCATACATTTACAGGTCACATAACATCCTCAGGTAATATAAGTGCAAGTGGAAATGTAATTACTAATAATGTAACAGCCTCAGGTAATATAAGTGCAAGTGGGGCAATTACTACAATAGGTCTTATAAAAACAAATGGGAATATAACAGGAACTAATTTACTAATAGATAAAATAGAATTAGGCCATGCAAGTATAGGGGATACAACAATAGCTAGATCAGCAGCAGGACAAATAACAGTAGAAAATAAAGTAGTTTTACTAGCAGGTCCACAAACAGAAATAACTAATATTTTTAAAGAAGATTTAAAAATAGGAGAAGATACTCAAACAGCTATAGATTTTGAAACAGCTAATGAAATTCATTTTGATGCAGATAATGCAGAAGTAATGAATTTAAATACTTTAGGTATAAATCTTACAGGTGCTATAACAGCCTCAGGTAATATAAGTTCGAGTGGAGCTATAATAGGAAATATAGGTACATTTAATGATTTAGGACATATAATAGCCTCAGGTAATATAAATTCAGATGGAACAATAAGTGGAAGTACTTTAAGAGCACCCCTTTTAGCAGTAGATACAGCTATATTTAGTACATTAACAACGTCAGGAGACGCTGACATATTAGGTAATATAGAATTAGGAGACCAAAATGATACTACTATAGCTAGATCAGCTGCGGGGGCAATAACAGTAGAAGGTGTGCCTGTATTATTACAAGGTTTAGATACTTTAGTAGGCCGTTTAACAGCCTCAAGTGATATAAGTTCAAGTGGAGCAATCAAAGCAAACAGCTTAACCGCAAATAGTCTAACTATAACAGATGATACACTTATTGGTGATGATTTAATAGTAACAGGAGACATATCATGTAATAATTTTGAAGTAGCACAAGTAATTTCCCATTTTGGGAATGCTGATACTAAAATAACATTTGGTCATAGTGATTCTATAACTTTTTCATCAGGTGGAACTGATCTTTTAGTATTATCTGAAGGAACGACAGACACTATTGCTTTAGGGGCAGCAATCTCAACACATATAACAGCCTCAGGTAATATAAGTTCAAGTGGCACAATTGTTGGTTCAAATTTAACTAATGTAGAAAACACAGCAATTTCAACATTTGCAGGTACATCAAATATTACCACAGTAGGTACTATTGGAGATGGGACTTGGAATGGTAACGTTATTGCAGATGCATATTTATCATCAAATACTGCTCACCTAACAGGAACACAAACATTTAGTGGGGCAAAAACATTTAGTGCTAATGCAATACTTAGTGGTACTACTAAATTAATAGCAGCTGACATAGAAGCTATCCATAATGATGGTAGTCAACTTGTCATTGGTCAAGACAATAGAGTTACAAAATTAAGAGGAACATCTTTTAATGTAGACACAAATATAACAGCCTCAGGTAATATAAGCTCAAGTTTAAATTCAAAACTATACGCATCATCTGCAAGTTTTGGAGGAGCTGCATTTTTACGTTCATTTAATGTAAAAGGAGCAGGTTTTGAGGGTAGATTAAGTTTACAAGGAGCCTCTACCAGTGACAATCCAGGTATTGAAATGACAGTCAACGACAATACCTCAAGAGTATTAATGAGATTAAACCCAATTGGAAGTAATGGTACTGAATTAGCAATCTTTACTGAACCTGATGGGGGAAGTATAGCAGAAGCAATAACAGTAGAATCTGATGGTAATCTTGAATTAAATTCTCATGATATAAAGGGGGTAAATAACATAACAGCATCAGGTAATATAAGTGCAAGTGGACGTGTTCAAGGTGATCAGATATATATGACAAATCACGTAGCAGTTATGGGATCTGGTGATTCTATTGCATTTGGTCATGAAAATAACACCCCTATTTTAATAGGTAAATCAGCTAACCCAACTACAATTATAGGAAATGTAACAGCCTCAGGTATTATATACGCAGCAGGTAATATAAGTTCAAGTGGTGTTATTTATGGTACTACTCTTGGAATAAACGGTTATAATGCTGCAAACTCTATAGGTACAACTCTTCGATTAGGATATGATAGTTCATTAGCAACACTTACTTATGGTGTTAATTCTGATACACACCATTTATTTTATGGTAACGTAACAGCATCAGGTGGTATAAGTGCAAGTGGTGAAATAAAAGCTAATACATTAGACGTAGCTAGTACTTCAAATTTTGCAGATGATATTACATTAGGTGATACTAAAAAAATTATAGGTACAAGGTTAACTATAAGTTCATCTAATAATAACAATATATATGGTGCTACTAATTTTCATCAAGATGTTAACCTTAATGGAGGAGTTTCCGCTACTAATATAACATCCTCAGGTGAAATGACAGCTGCAGATTTATTTATAAATGGAGCTTTAAATAATGGTACACCGATATTATCATTTTCATCATCACAAACACCTCAAGGAGGTATTGTTTATTATGATTCAGGAGACACCGCTCGTTATGCACTTTTCTTCCCAGAACCTGATGTAGTATCAATTGCAAATAGAGCATCAAATGGTACCATTCAAATTAGAGCTAACAACTCAACAGCAGGTGGAGGAGGTGAAGTAACATCATCTATTTTTACAAGTTTTTCTAATGAATTCCTCCTCCCTGTAACAGCCTCAGGTAATATAAGTTCAAGTGGTAATTTTGATTTAACAGGTAATGCTAATATAGATGGTAATTTAGACGTAGATGGAACAACAAACTTAGACGCAGTAGATATAGACGGCAATGTTCAGTTAGATGGAACATTTACAGTTGGTGTTAATGATACAGGATATGATGTAACATTATTTGGGGCTACTGCAAATAGAAAAGCAGTATGGGATGCATCGGCAAATCATTTAAAATTATATGATAATACTAAGCTTGGATTAGGGACAGGTGTTGCTGAAGCAGCTTTTGATGCTTCTTTATATCATGATGGAACAGATTTAAACCTTACAAACTCTACTGGTGATTTTATAATATCAACAGATACAGTTAAAATTACTGCAGGTACAGCTGGAGATGCAAATTTAATACTTCAAGCCGATTCTGATAATAATGATGAAGCTGATAACCCATTTATGTTATTTGAACAAGATGGGGGTGGTATTAGATCTATAATAGGACATTCTGGTGGTGATAATGAATATCCGGATGCAACAACTTTTACAGGAGGTTTAAGTAACCATTTAATAATAGCGGTTTCAAGTTCAGGTGCATCTAGGGGAATACAATTTGGAACAGGAAATAATGCTCGTGTTACTATTGATACAAATGGTAATGTAGGTATAGGAACAACAACCCCATCACAAGAATTAGAAGTAGCAGGCGATATAAAAGCAACAGGTCGAAGATTTGACCCACCTAATCACACTGTGGGTACAAGTGAAGGTGATGTAGTTTATTTTGGTAGCACTACATCAATGGTACCAGGATCAATATATCATTATAATTCATCAGGTGCATGGGAATTAGCAGATGCCGATGATAATACAAAATCAGATGGATTATTAGGAGTAGCATTAGGAGCAGCTTCTGATACTAATGGAGTATTGTTAAGAGGTATGGTTACTTTAGGCCATGATGCAGGAGCAATAGGAGACCCATTATATTTAACAACTAACGCAGGATCAGGTAGTGCTACTGCACCTTCAGGAAACGGAAACATAGTAAGAGTTATTGGGTATAAAATATACCACTCAACACAAGGTCAAATATGGTTTAATCCGGATAATACATTCGTAGAAGTTAATGCATAATGAAATATTTAGATAGAACATTAATATTTGAATCAGATAAAATCTATTATACAGATGGAGATGAAACTTTTGAAGTAATGATGGATTGGGAAGATTCTTTAATGTCAGCATCCGCTGCTTATGTTTGTAAAGGAGGCGGAGACATATTAGAAATAGGATTTGGAATGGGTATATCAGCAGGTTATATGCATTCTCATTCAATTAATTCTCATACAATAATTGAAAATCACCCTCAAGTAATAACAAAAGCTCAGAAATGGGCTTCGGGTAAATCAAATGTAACTATTATAACAGGTAGTTGGTATGATGTAAAAGATTCTTTATCTACTTATGATGGAATTTTTTATGATACCTATGGTGAAGATGATTGGAGTTTGTTTGCTAGTAATGTAGCTTCACTTGCTAAGTCAGGAGCTAAAGTAACATGGTGGAATAATAACCCTAATGCTACTACTATTCATAATATTAATGAAGTTGAATATGAAACTATAGCTATAAATCCCCCATCTAATAGTTACTATAATTCAAATATTTATTATTTACCCAAAAAGGAGTTCTAATGGCAGATTTACAAGTTTCGGAAGATGGATATATCTCTTCACCACTAGGTCAATCCAGTTGGGCTAATGCAAGAGGTGCTACAACAGGTACTGTAACATCAAATTCTGCAAATGCAGACGTTGTCATAGCCTTCCATACTGCAGGAAGAGGTTCTAGTGATTTTAGAGTAACTAGAACTTTTATGTATTTTGATACTAGTGGGATTAATGTTACTTTAGCTGATGCTACTTTAAAGTTATATGGACATACAACCACTCCATCTGCAGATATAATTGTAGTTAAAAGTACTGCTTTTGGTGGTGACGGCGGAACCTCTCTTGCTGCAGGAGATATGGATAGTTTTGATGATTCTACTCCTTATTCTTCGGAATTTACATCATTTGCTTCTAATACTTTTAACAATATATCCTTAAATGCAACAGCCTTAGCAGATATAAAAAATAATGATGCTTTTATTATTTGTATAATGGAACATGACCATGACTTCCAAAACTCTGCACCTTCAAACACAAACAAATCTGCTTATTGGAAAAACCAAAATAATTCCACAACTTCATTAAGACCTGATTTGGTATGGAATGGTCTAGTAGGTTATAGTCATGATGTCTGCGGTTTAGCAGCAGCAAATATATCAAAAGTCAATTCATTAGCAACAGCCGGTGTAGGCAAAATAAGTGGTACATAATGAGTAGAATAATTACTAAAAATAGAGATCCTCGAGTAAATGAATTTGGCCCTAATGATTTAGTACTAAATACTACTACTGGTGATTTATTTCTTAAATCTAAAAATCAACTTTTTACAATTATAGGGAGAAATAAAGTAACAGGATTAACTACAGATGCAGTTTTACAATTATTAGATGATGCTACTGAAAAAGTTGAAACATCAGAAGGAACAGGTCTAGATGAAACAATTAAAGGTTTTAAAATATCTAAAGATGGTTTTTATAGTCTTGAAACTTCTAACCCAACAATAGGATCGGGTATATCAATACATGGAGGTATTCCCAGTGATTTTGGTTTAAATCCATTACCAAATTCACCATACATTAAAACAAATGGTGGATTTGATATATTGATGGACAATGCAAATTCACATGATAATTCGGAATTTCGTATATTTAAAGACACAGGCCTTGCAAATGTTTCTCCTGGAGTAGAATTATTAAAAGTAGACAATAATGGAAATCTAACAGTCGCAGGAACAATAAGTGGAAGTAGTATAATAACTACTGACATTGATGGTGGGTCTTTCTAATTTCTATATATGTATATAAGAATAATAAATAATAATTAAATCAATCAAAGTTATGTCATTAAAAACTACACTACCCCCAACAACCCAAAAATTCACAGAACCTGAGATGGAAGCTTTAAAAGAAATTCAAAATCAGTCTCAACAATTAACTTTTAGAGCAGGTCAATTATATTTATCAAAACTAAAAATAAAAGAATCTGAAAAAGAAATAATTACAATTCAAAATAATTTAGTAGAATCAGAGCGTAATATAGCTAAAGAACTTACTGATAAATATGGGAAAGGAACCATTGATATTGAATCAGGTGAATTCACACCAATCGAAGAATAATTTACATTTTTTACATTTTACCATTATTGGCGATTAGATTACTCTAATCGCCCATTTTGGTTTAGGTTTACGATATTTTCTTATATTTATATCAGAATAATCAATGACAACATCATAGAATCATTAAATAAATCAAGTTAAAATGGCAGAACAAATAATTTCACCAGGTGTTTTTACAAGAGAAAACGACCAATCATTTCTCCCTCAGGGAGTAGGCGCAATAGGCGCAGCAATTGTCGGACCTACAGTAAAAGGACCTGCATTTGTACCAACAGTAGTAAAAAGCTTTGCAGAATATGAAAGAATGTTTGGTAGCTTTAGTTCAGAAACTTTTGTACCCCAAACAGTTCGTGAATATTTACGTAATGCCGGATCAGTTACCGTAACAAGAGTGTTAGCAGGTGGTGGTTATACATTTGAAGCAGCTAATAAATCATTAGTAGGTTTAGCAGTGTCGGGTTCTGATGGTAATGTATTAGTAGGTGTAATTGCTCCTTCTAAAAATTTATCTACACCTAAATTAGAATTATCTTCTATTAGTGGTAATGACGATTCTAGTTTTGGTTCTGACTTTAGTTTAGTTTTAAATGGTACAGGTGTAACTTCTAAAACATTCGCAGCATCCTCTAACCCAGCTAACAGTAATTATTTATTTAAACAAATAGGTACTGATCCTAATAATAGTAAAGACAGTGCTGTTACATTTAATGATGTAGGAGGATATGGTTATTTAAATTTTAAAGATCTACAAAAAGATATAGTAGCAGCTGCAACAAAAGAAGTGTCAACAATTACATTTGCTGACAGTAACTTCCAAACAGCTAGTATTGAAAGTACGGCAGCTCAAGGAAGAGCAGTAGTATTAGAAGATTCAGATGAAAATCAATATACAGTAGTATTCGTAAGTGACCATGATGCTGTAGCTGCAAATACAGGCTTATCAGGATCATTAGTTCAAGCAGACATAACATCTGTAGACACAGATGGAGAAATTTCAGGATCTGTTTTAGCAACAGCAATGCATACAGCTATTAATAATATTAGTGCGTTTTCATCAACAGTAGACGGAAATGTAGTAACAGTAACAGCCGCAGAAGCAGGTAATACAGTAAATGTAATTAACCAATTTACTACTTCAACAACAGCTTCAGTTGCTGTTTCTACAGAAGGAGCTGACGTATCAGGATATTCAGGTGTTCATTCAGACAGAGAATTTATAATAGTTACTCAATCAGCTGATTTAGCATATACTGGATTAGGTAAAACAGAAGGATATTCATATGCTTCAACACCATTTATTAAATCAGATAAAGCAAGTAATAAAGAATTATTTAGATTCCATTCTATAGGACATGGAACAGCATGTAACACAGATTACAAAATTTCAATTGCTAATTTAAGAGAACCAAATGATATAGATGGTGAAGAACAATATTCAACATTCTCAGTATTAGTAAGAGCTTATGGAGATAAAGATAAGTCGCCAACAATTTTAGAACAATATAATAACTGTAATTTAGATCCAGACTCACCACAATTTATTTCAAGAGTAATAGGTGATAGATATCCAGATTATAATGATACATTAGGTAAATTAGAAATTTTAGGAGATTATCCAAATGTTTCAAATTATATTAGAGTGTCAGTATCAGATGCAGTAACAAATAAAGCACTTTCACCTAAATTATCTCCTAAAGGATTTAAAGCAGTGTCTAATCCAATACCATCTACAATATTTACAGGAGTTTCATTCCCATCAGCATCATATGAAGGTGCCCAAAATGTGGGTGGGAATTATAGTAGTAGAGGATTTTTAGGATGGAAATTTGATGATAAAAGAGCAGACAACAAAAACTTCTTAAAACCATTATATTCCACCCCATCTGAAGAAGCCAATGTATCAGGAGACTTTAACGTTGAAAATTATTCGGGACATACAAATTCAGGATTATGGGTAGGATCATTAAGTGCATCAATTGATCCAACAGGAGCAAATGGACCAACAGCAGAACAACTTAAATTTACAGTTTGCTTCCAAGGTGGAGATGATGGTGTTGCACCTCATCAACCAATATTTGTAGGAAACGAAAGCTCATTAGCTGCTACATATACAGGTGGTACTAATTTATATGGATTTGATTTAAAAACAACATCAGCTGCTGGATATAAAGGGTATAAAAAAGCAATTGACATTCTATCAAATCAAGATGAATACGATATTAATATGTTGGCATTACCAGGTGTAATTAAATCTTTACATCCATTAGTAACAAATGCGGGTATTGATATGTGTGAAGAAAGAGGAGATGCATTCTTTGTAATGGATTTAACCCAATATAATAGTTCAGTAAACGCAGCTATAAACGATGCAAGTGGTTTAGATACAAACTACGCTGCTGTGTATTATCCATGGGTTAAAGTACTTGATACTGCCGCAAATAAGCCAGTATTAGTACCGCCATCAGTAATAGTTCCAGGAGCAATTGCTGCTTCAGATGCAATTGCAGCTGAATGGTTTGCACCTGCAGGTTTAAATAGAGGTGTGTTAGGAAACGTAATTGAAGCTAAAATGAGATTAAATCAAGCTGAAAGAGATCTTCTATACAATGCTAAAATTAACCCAATTGCAACATTCCCACAAACTGGAGTTTGTATTTGGGGTCAAAAGACACTTCAAGAAAGATCATCAGCATTAGACAGAATTAATGTTCGTAGATTATTAATTGCACTTAAGAAATTTATTGCAAGTTCTTCAAGATACTTAGTATTTGAACAAAACACAAATGCAACACGTAATAGATTCTTAAATATAGTTAACCCATACTTAGAAGGTGTACAACAAAAACAAGGACTATTCTCATTTAGAGTACAAATGGATGAAAATAATAACACAGCAGATGTAGTAGATAGAAATCAATTAGTAGGCGCTATTTTCTTACAACCAACTAAAACAGCTGAATTTATAGTTCTTGATTTTAATGTGTTACCTACTGGAGCAACTTTCGAATAAGAACTTAAAGATTATATATTTATAATAGAATAAAAACAACAAACGATGGCAATATTAGATACAAACGAAATCATGTTCACAGCATTTGAACCTAAATTACAAAATAGGTTTATAATGTACATTGACGGAATCCCAGCTTACTTAATTAAAAAAGTAGCTCGCCCAAGTATTTCATTTGGGGAAGTAGTTCTTGATCACATCAACGTGAAAAGAAAAATCAAAGGTAAAGCAAATTGGGAAAACATTACATGTGATCTTTATGATCCAGTAACACCTTCAGGTGCACAAGCAGTAATGGAATGGGTTCGTTTGTCACATGAGTCAGTTACAGGTAGAGATGGTTATTCTGATTTCTATAAAAAAGATGTTAGAATCAACGCATTAGGGCCAGTAGGTGATATTGTTGAAGAATGGATTTTAAAAGGTGCTTACGTACAAAATGCTAACTTTGGTGACATGGATTGGACATCAGATACACCCGCAAACATTAGTTTAACAATAGTAATGGATTATGCCATCCTAAATTACTAAAAATATACTTCTCTCCCGAAGTTGCGAGGCTGGACGTCATTTTATGACGTCCTTTCTTTTTTTTATATATGTATATCTGAACTAGTTTTAATTTAATAACGTTATGGAACAACAATTCCCAACCGAAATGGTTACCTTACCCTCTAAAGGTTTATTATATCCAGAAGGGAGTCTTTTAAAAAAAGGCGAAATCGAAATGAAATATATGACTGCTCGTGAAGAAGACATCTTGACGAACCAAAATTTAATTAAAAATGGCACAGTAATAGATAAACTACTCCAAGCATTAATTATTACACCTATAAATTACAACGATTTACTTACAGGTGATAAAAATGCAATTTTAATTGCTGCCCGTATTTTAGGGTATGGTAGTGAATATGAATTTCAGTATAATAATGAAACAGTAGAAATAGATCTTACAAAAGTTAAAGATAAACCATTAGATGAATCATTAATTACTGAAAATAAAAATGAATTTTCATTTACATTACCTGCTTCTAAAGTAAATATTACATTTAAACTTTTAACTCATGGAGATGAAGTTAATATTGACAATGAAATTAAAGGACTAAAAAAGATCAATAAACAATTATCAACAGATTTATCTACAAGAATAAAACATCTAATTACTTCAATAAATGGTAATTATGAAAAAAAAGTTGTTCGTGAATTTGTAGATACCCAATTACTTGCAAGAGATTCAAGAGCTTTAAGAAAGTATATAAATAAAGTACAACCAGACGTAGATTTATCTTACGACTATGAAAACGATAATGGAGATATAATTAATATTCCTATTCCTATCGGTGTTAACTTTTTTTGGCCTGACGCCTGAGTATAGAGGCTTATTATTTACTCAAATACATGATTTAGTGTACCATGGTGGTGGTGGATTTATACACTCAGAAGTATATAATATGCCTATTTGGATGAGAAGATATCATATCCAAAAAATTAATGAATATAATAAAAAACAGCAAGAAATAATAGATAAACAAAAAGGTAAGTCTAATATAGGTGATGGTAAACCATCTCGACCTAATATAAATCCTTCTTCTACATATAATTTTTAATAAAGGTGCGTAAGCACCTTTTATTTTTTTATATTTATATATGATATAATAAACTTTAGTAATGGCAGATCTTGAACAAACAAAAGAAGAAATAAAAGCTTTAAATGATGAAATAGAAAGTTTATCATCAAAGTTTACAAATCAACTTAATTTAGATGATTTAGATGAATCTTCACGAAGAGTTGCAGATAGATTTGCAAAAGATATTTCTAAATCTACTAGTAAAATTGTAAATGATTTTACTAAACAAGATGGCATTTTAGCTAAAATTAACCAAAAAACAAATGCAAGTAAAGATATTAGTAAAGAAATTATTAAAAATGAAGCTAGAAAAAACACCCTTTTAAGAAATGCGGATTTACTAAGAAAACAGGGTGTTATATTAGATGAAGAATCTTTAGCTTTACTTGTAGATGCTGTAGATAAAAATATAAAAAACCTTAATGTTATAAAAGAAAAAAATATAGCAGCTCAAAAAGAAAGAGATTTCTTAAATGAAGGTCTTGAAAAACTAAAAGAACAATACACAGCTACTAGGCTAGCACGCCTTGCATTAGTTGCAGTAGGTAAAGCTATATTAGATGCTAATAAATCAGTTACTGAATTACAAAAACAATTAGGAATTAGTACCCTAAAAGCTACAGGATTAAGATTTCAATTATCTGCAGCTGCATTTTCAGCTAATGATTTAAGGGTAACTACAGAAACATTAATAGGTGCTCAAACAGAATTAAATAAAAGTTTTCAAACAGCAGCTCTATTTAGTAATGAAATAGCAGTAGGGGCAGCTTCTGCATTAGATGCTCAATTAATGTCAGGAGAAGCTGTATCCCAATTAGCAGGGGATGCCGCTCGTTTAGGCCAAACATTTGATGAGTCTCTTAAAACCCAAGAAAACGCAGTAAATGCCATAAATTCTCAAACAGGAGCTCAAATAAGTTTACAAACTGTTTTAGAAGCTTCTAACCAAGTGTCGGGTCAAATTAGAGCCCAATTAGGTGCCAATCCTGAAGCAATAGCAAGAGCAGTAACACAAGCAAAAGCATTAGGATTTGAATTAGAACAAATTGCAGCATCAGGAGAAGCTTTATTAAATTTTGAATCATCAATTGAAAATGAATTACAAGCAGAATTACTTACAGGAAAACAATTAAACTTAGAAAGAGCTAGACTAGCAGCTTTAACAGGAGATTTAGAAACTCTTACATCAGAAATATCAGCAAATGTAGGAGATTTTAATGATTTTACTTCTATGAATGTTCTTCAACAACAAGCTATAGCTTCTGCTGTTGGTATGACAGCTGATGAACTAGCTAATTCATTAATAACAGAAGAAAATCGAGCTCAATTATTACAAGATGCAATTGCTAGTGGAAATGATCAATCTGTCCAACAATTAAAAGCATTAGACACACAAGAAAAATTTGCAAAAGTTTTAGAACAAGCAAAAGGATTACTTATAGATATAGCTACTATTTTTTCACCTATAGTAGACGTTATTGGTCTTATGGCTGAAGGTATGGGTCATGTAGTGGGGAAAATATTATTAGTAGGTGGTGCTCTTGCTTCTATAATTCCCTTATATAAAACTTTAAAAGGTCTTCAACTAATGACTTCTATTGGAGCAATATTTCAGTCAAATGCTAAATTTGGTCCCCTAGGAATAGCAGCATCCTTAGCAGGTGTATTAACTATGGTAGGAGCTATAAATAAATTTGCTACTGCAGATGATATGGCATATGGTAATAATATGCTTGTAACTAAAAATAAAGGAACAATAGCTCTAAATAACAATGATAGTGTTATAGCGGGAACAAATCTTTTGGGGGGAGGAGAAAGAGAAAAATTCGATTATAATAAAATGGCTAGCGCAATGTCTCAAGTTCAAATTAGTACTTCAACAGTATATGATTCATTTAGTTCTAAAAACCAATCAGCTAATCATGGTTCTTATCAAAGTGATGCAAGACATCAAACGAGGTTCGCTTAACTTTATATTTATAACTAAAACACAATATTATGTCATTATTAAATAGAAAAAGTAACTTAGATTTAGTAGGTCAATTTGCAAAACCTGAAATACAAGATTCATTAACTTCTCAAGTTTTAAGTCCAGATGGAGTACAACAAGATGAAATGGTAGGACATTTTAATAACATAACTCCTAGTATGTTTGCTTTAGGACCTGAACCATCAGTTCAACCTAATCAGATAGACACAATTCATGAAAGAAACTTAGAAAGTGTTTACACAAGTCAAACAAACCCACAAGCAAAATATGGAGCAGGACAACCAGGTGGTACTTGGCCCTCATTATTTTCATCAAATTTAGACATTCCCGGTAATCCAGCAGGAAATGATATTCTTTCACAATATATAGATAATCTACCTAAATAATGGCATTAAGAGATCTTCAGTCAGATTTAACTAATTTAGATTTTGGTAAAGGTACTGCTTTTGATAGACCTAACCAAGGCTTTAGTAATCAACCTTTTGTAAAAAGAACAATCAATTATGATAATTCTATTGATTCACTTACAGATGGTTTAGTTAGAGGTGGTATACTTACTGCTACTGAAAGATCTCTTCAAGATGTAAAAAGAATAACTAAGTTTTTTTTAACATCCCAAGGTTTAGGTTTTTTAACTAAACAAACAGGTCTCCAATTATCAAATCCTATAATTAGAACAAAAGCTAAAGCTGTAGGAGAAGAAGGTGATAATATTATTGATAGAATAGGAGATTTTGTTTCTAATATAGAAGGTTCTAAATCAGATCAAAGATTATATAATTTAGGAGCAAATACTTTAGCATCAATAGCAGGATCTGCTGCAGGTATCCGTTTTAAAAGAGAAGGTATAACACCACTATCTGATCCTGAAAAATTCGAAGGATATGTTAATGATATAGAATTAACTCAGGAAAATTCATCTAATAATAGATTAATAGGATTATTAAATGATCATATAATAAATATAGATTCAGAAAATATATTATTTGAATATAATGGAGGACCTGATTCAGTATATGGTTTAGGCCAAACTACCATTAATAAATATGTAAACACATCTATACAATCTCAACTCCAAATCCCTTCATCTCCTGATGGAGTTACTGACAGTCAATTAGAAGAATTAGATGCATTAGCTAATAGAACAGACCCGGGTTTAATGGGAGATTCAGCTGAAGGTGTAGTTTCTGAAGAAGATCAAGTATTAAATCCTTTAGATAAATTATCAAAATTATTACCTCCTAGAGGTATAGGTGGTAAAGATCGAACTAAAAGACTCCATAAAAGTATATCTGAATACCATGTAAGTTATAATGGAAAATCAGATGCTGTTAACTTAAAAGAAATCCAAAAAGACCAATCAGCATATAATGAAAATGATGATTTTATTCCTTTTAGATTTGAGGCAGTTAACACAGATAATCCTTTAAAGTCAGATTATGTAATATTTAGAGCATTTTTAGATGGATTTAATGACAATTACAATGCAAATCATAATTCATTTAATTATAATGGTAGAGGAGAAACATTCTACACTTACAATGGATTTACACGTAATATAGATTTTAGTTTTAAAATAGCAGCTCAATCAAAAGTAGAAATCCTCCCCCTATACACTAAATTAAATTATCTAGTTTCTAATGCTGCCCCCGAATATAGTGATGTAGGTAGAATGAGAACACCATTCATAAAATTAACTGTAGGCGATTGGTGTAATAGAGTACCAGGTGTTTTAAATACAATAGCATTATCATGGCAAAAAGATTACCCATGGCAAATTAAAAATAATGAAAATATATTAATGTTACCTCATGTGTTAGATGTAAATGTTCAATTTACCCCAATTCATAATTTCTTACCAGAAAAATCTATAAATTCTCAATTTTTTAATTTAACAGGAGCAAATGCCTAGTAGACTAAATTACATAGCAAAAAAAAGAACCGATAATAAAAATTATTATCGAAATCTTAAATATCCTGAAATTCCCCTATCTATAAATGATTTATATGTTACTACAACCGTAGGTGATAGATTAGACACATTGGCAAATCAATTTTTGGGAAATGTGGATTTATGGTGGATCATTACTACAGCTAACCCAGATGTTATAAGAAGAGACAGTTTTAATTTAAATCCAGGTATGGAAATAAGAATCCCTAACAACATTCAAGGTGTAATAGAAGCATTCGAAGCATTAAATAAATAGTTATGTCTATATTTAAAGAAACCTTTCGAGATTTTGTTTTTAATCAATTAAAAATAAGAGAAGCAGCCCTAAATCAAAATTCAGGTCGTCTATTAGGTAGACCTAAAGTCAAAGATTTTATAGGTGAGGCCCCCACTCTTGATGCTGGTGCTTTTTATACAAATACAACTTCAAGACAATGTGTTATTAGAATGTCTTCAGGTGTAGATTTAAAAGAAGATAATACTTTATTAGATGCTAATGAAAAAGAAGGAGGAAATTTAAAAGGAGAAGGATTAGCTATCCGTTATATGCTTGAAGGAGGTATTCCTGCTAAAGATGTAGATTTTATAAATAATAGAGGAAACGATAAAGGTACTCCTGAAAACCCTATTAAAATTATCCCTAGAGGTAGAGGAACAAGACAATTTACTAAAGGAGGAAGTAAATCTAACCAATATGGTTCAGCCTATGGTGATCCTTACATTCGTTCAGATGCATCAGACGGTTTTGGTATAGTACCAATGCCTGGAATCATAGATGCTGAAATTAGAACAAAAACCGCCTATGGTTCTTTAAGAGATGCAAAAATTAATTTTGTATGCCACAATAGACGACAACTTGATGTTTTAGATGCTCTTTACATGAGACCAGGTATGCCTATTCTTTTAGAATGGGGCTGGGATCCTTACATAAGTAATTTAGGTAAAAGAGAAAGTTATTTTCCCTACTTATGGGAATGGTTTGATCAAAATTCTTCTATAAATGATATAAATAAAATTATCCACACAAGAATTAAAGCAGCAGGGGGTAATTATGATGGTTTTGTTGGGTATGTTAAAAATTTTGAAATTACTTCTAGACCAGATGGGGGGTATGATTGTACTACTGAATTAGCTGCAATGGGTGAAACATTAGAAGGTTTAAAAGGTAAAAGTAGTGGTTTTACTCTTGAAGGTGTAGGTAATACTAATGTTGAAGTAGATAATCTTGAATTCATATTAAAAATGCTAAGAGAATGGGCAGAAATTATAGATGTAATTGAATATAAAGAAAATTTTCAAAGTAATGTAAAATATGATTTTCTTAATATAGAAAATAATTCTTTATTTACCCCAAATCTTGCAAAATTTATTCAATTAGTAAATGATAAAATAGTTCCAGAATTAGGAAAAAAACAATTTTCTGAAGATATAGATTTTTTAGAAGAACAAGAAAATTTAAAAGATGGTAATAAATTAAATGATAAAACAAAAAGAGGTGTTGTATATCTTAAAGAAATATTAGATCCCTACATTATATATAAAGGTGAAGCTCTCGGATTAAAAGGAGATGAAGAAGTTGACAGAACAGGTGTTAAATCATCTGAATATTATATAAAATGGGAACTTTTATCTATATTTTTAAATAAATTAGTATTTAATACATACCAAGAAGGAGCAAAAATATCTCCTCTTACTGAAATTACATGGTTAGATGAAGCACCTAATATAGGACCTAAATTGCCTTTACAATATTCTAAATATACCTTTAAAAATGATGCCAATATTGAAATTCCAATAGACTCATACTTAGATAGTTATGGTAGGTTTACTACACAAGGATACTCAGAATTTATAAAAGTAAATATATCTGACTTAATGGATATGAGTGTAGACCCCTTTATATGTTTACTTCCTCATCAATTAGATAAATTTAGTGGTAATTTAAATAGAAACTCTAAATATGAACAAGATAGAACTAATGCTAAAAATGCACAACGAATAGTAGAAGTAGACAACGGGAGAAATATAAGTGATATTTTTATTGGTCTAGATTATTTAGTAGAATTATATAAAAAGACAAGATATAAAGGAGATGAAATAAATGAAGATTTTAATTTATTTACATTCTTACAAACTATATGGGAAAAAGATATAAATAATGCATGTGTAGGTACTCATAATTTTATTATACACACAGAAAAAACTAGGGGAAATATTCTAAGAATAATAGACATACAATTAAATACAAGTCTACAACCAGAAGATTTATATAAATTTAAAACTCACGGCAAAGAATCAATAGTAAGAGATTTTAATTATAACACTACAATAGACAGTAAATTAAGTTCTACAGTTGCAATTGCTGCTCAATCACCTAATTCAATAGGTGATTTAGATGCAGTATCATTTGCAGCATTTAATAGAAATATAAAATATAGATTTTTTAAAGAAGAAGAAGAAGAAAATGGAGCAAATATAAATAAAAAAGGTAACCAATACGATACAGACTTAAAAAAATTACAAGTAATGTTATCCTTTTTGTACAATCATAGAAAAGAAATGTTAAGGGGGGAATATAATCCAGGAACCTTAAATAATGGTAGAAGTACTGAAAACTTAGCAATATCCACTGCTAAAAGATACATACAAAATATAGAATCATCTATTATTTCATTAAAATTAAGATATAGTGAAAGTAAAAAAGACGATAAAATATATAAAGGGTTTAGAAAAAAATCACCCTCTAATATTAGTAAATCTACTGTAATACCTTTAAAATTTAATGCTCAAATAGATGGTATAAGTGGTTTAGTAATAGGAAATGTATTTAAAATAGACAACAAGTTTCTTCCTAAAGGATATCAAGAAGACGACATAGCATTTGTTGTAATGACCGAAGGTCAAAAAATCACAGCAGGGCAAGATTGGACAACTGATTTTTCAGGACAAATGATGTTATTAGATTTACCTAAAAAGGAAGAATGGGATGATTTAAAACTCGGTATTAAAGCTAACACAGCAGGTATAACAAAAGATGTTTCCTACTATGAATTTACTGATAAAAACACAAATTCTTCCCAAATAGCAGCAGATCCCAACATTACTTCTTTATCTGAAGGAAATTCAATATTCTTAAAAGTTAATTCACCCACTAATGTAAGAACTGAACCTATCTTAAACTATGAAACAGAATTTAATGATAATATAATAAGAGCAGTTACTAATAACCCTATAGGTACTAAGTTAGGGATAGTTTTAAATAAAAAACAAGCACCCCCTGTAGAAAGTAACATTAAAATAAAATCAGGTTTAGGAGATCAACAATTAACGGATGATGATAAGAGTGTATTACAATGGAAAACCGAAACTGATTATGAGGGTAAAAATTTTGAAGTAGTATACAAAGACTCAAAATATCCTGTACAAGTAGTTATAAATAAAGACACTCCCACCTATTATGACCCTAATATAACAAATCGTAATGCTTCTAATAATTTTGGTAAAAAGTTTTATACTATAAAAGATTTTGAAAAAGGTGATTATTATTGGATCCCTGAAGGGATATTATGGTCTTATAAAAAACCTATACGATGGTTATGGTTTTTAATAAAGTTTGAAGATAACATTAACTTTAAAGAACAATCTAGTAATAATGATGATTGGAATGATGTAAAAGACCCAAATAAAAATACTCAGTATACTATTAATAATGAAACTATTCAAGGTGGGGTAAATGATATAAAAATAGGATGGATGAGAGAAGATGTTCTTAGAAGCTTCTAACAAAAACTAAAAATATGACATACATACCTAAATCAAAAATAAATAAACTAAACACACCTGGTGGGGAATTTATAATAAAATCTACTAATCAAGGTTATGTAGGTGATTACATTGAATTAAGTAATGGAAAATTTTATGTAGGAAGTGATCCTAAACAATTAAATGAAGAATTAATAATACCCCCCTCTACTAACAGATTAGGTAATAATAGAGACTCTAGATTATACAGTAATTTAAAGCCACAAACTACAAAATTCCAAACTCAAGTAAAATCAATATACCCCTCAAAGTCAATCCCCACAGAAGAAGACTACAATAGAAGCTACTACACAAGATATTTTACTAGAAAAGTAAATGAACCTAGAGGTTATATGGAAATAGATCAAGACACATTTAATGCTATTAATCAACGGAAAAAAACATACGACTTTAACTTATATGAAGTAGGATCATTTACCTGGAATTTAAAAAATGGAACAACCACATCTAACTCTATAAACCTCCAGATATTAGAAAGAACATTCCCTTTTGTGTCTATAATCTTTCCTAAATTAGACGAATTTGAAAGAATAGATAGTATTTTAACAACCCCTGGAGGTGAATTATATTATGAAGATGGAAGAGAATATATAGGCCCATACCATGTACATGAAGGTGTACCTATGGTAGGAGCCGAACATATAGAAAAACCTCATGCTACATTGTATTATAGCCAAGATTTACAAGATCAATCCCAACCAATTAAAGATTTCATGAATCAAAATCTTTTTGAAATCCAAATACAACAAATGAAAGATACGGCACAAAATATGACAGAAGCCCCAACAACAAATAAATCTTCTGGTGGAGGAGGTGGTTATTAAAAATAATTTTTGTACATTGATAAGGTATGTTCTATCTTATCGAAACACCGGACCAATTCACAGAAATGTGCGATATTCTTACAGACAAGTGTTATATTGACTATGTCTTAGGAAATGACAATACTCACCCTGCCCTTGCAGAAGTTATTGCTATATACGTTTCTTCATTAGATCGTAAAGGCTTTATGTTAGCCTTAAATCATCCAGAGTGTATTAATTTAGATAAAGATGAAGTTTGGCAGTGGGTAAATAATAAGTCATTTTTGACAAAAGATTCAAAAGCAGCTCGACATATCAACCCCACGAACCCTCATACGGATATACAACACTTACATTACAAACAAACCAACCTACCATTCGACGATAAGTTTAACACACAAGCACACAATCATTATTACCGTAAATTCCCACAAATAAAGGTAAATAAAATGATTCCTATTGGTAAACACTTCGAGCGGTGTGAGTTAAGAAAAAATGCGTTACTTCCACTACTTAGCGAGAATGTAGATCCATTATACAACGACATAATATTACCAAGTTTATACCACATAGAAAAAAATTCAATCAAGATTAACGATCATTTTGAAACATACTTTAAATTAACATGCGACAAACATTCAACTAAAGACAATAATATATACGGATGGTATAATCCATACACAACAACCGGAAGGCCTGTAAATAATTTTAACGGATTAAGTTTTATGGGTTTAAAACACAAAACGGGAGAGCGAAAGTCATTTGAACCTAAAAATGACCTCCTAATAGAAATAGACTATAGTGGTTATCATCCACGACTGATTGCGGACATGGTGGGCTTTTCTTTTACTAAAGACGACGTTTATGAAGAATTAAGCGAAGTTTATAACGACCCTGACATCAATCCTAAAGAACATACATTCAAGCAGATGTATGGGGGAATTAGAAAAGAAAACCTACACCATCCGTATTTTAGTAAAGCACAAGAATATATAGACTTAAATTGGGAAATGTTTAATCGTATTGGTTATGTTGAAACTACGTTAGGTAAACGAATTTGGAAGAAAAACCATGAAAAACTAACCCGCCAACAATTGTTTAATTATTTAATACAATCATATGAAACAGAAACAAATATGCAGGTAATTAAGGAATTAGATGAGTTTTTAAAAGACAAAAAATCTACCTTAATATTATATGTGTATGATTCGTTTTTATTTGATTTTAGTAAGGAAGATGGTAAAGAAACACTTGTAAAAATTAAGGAAATAGTGTCTAAAAAACACCCAATCAAAATTAAAGTAGGTAAAAATTATGATGTGTTGGAGGCTTTGTAAATTATTCTATATTTATGTGGGACTAATATATGGTTTTTTATGAATAATCGCTTATATTGCACATTCGTTCCCGAAGAAAATATTGAAAATACAGTTGACAGAATTAAATCTTCTTATTCTATACTTTTTAATAAAATTTTTGTCCTAGAAAGCTTGGATGGGGAAAAAGTTATGCTTACATATAACGTTGATATGGGTAATTCAAGTAGTGAATTTTTAGTAAGTAACACAATATTAGTACACAGAAAAAAACAAACAAATACTCTTTACACAATAAATGCTTTAAATGAATTGATAAAGAGTTTGAATAATGGTTATTTAGACAAGTCGTATGCTGTAAATTGGAATGATTATAGAAATTGTATTCTGTTAATACAAACCGACGGTTATAAACGCATCGACACTAAAGTAAGAGAAATAATTAACATTTCTTAAAATTCCCTAAAATAAACTTGGTTTAGCCAAATAACTTTTGTATATTTACTAAAGTAAAAACAATTAACCCTTTTTAATAATAAAGATTCAAATTATGAATTTAGATGAAATCAAAAATCGTTTAGCAAGTCTAAACAACAAAGGTGGTGGTAAGAAAACAGATTACTCTTTAAATTTCTGGAAGCCGAAAGAAGGTACAAAATCACAAGTGCGCATTGTACCTTACAAGCACAACAAAGACTTCCCATTTAGTGAATTATATTTCTACTTTGGAATTGGTAAACCTCGTATGTTAGCATTGTCTAATTTCGACACAACAGATCCAATTTTGGAATTTGCTACAAAATTACGTAAGTCAGGTGATCAAACCAACATGGAATTAGCTAAGAAATTATTCCCTAAACTTCGTGTATTTGCCCCAGTTTATGTACGTGGTGAAGAAGATAAAGGTGTACGTTTTTGGGAATTCGGTAAAATGGTATATCAAGAATTACTTGGTGTAATGGCTGATGAAGATTATGGTGACATTACAGATGTTGCAAGTGGTCGTGACATTACTGTTGAAGTAATTCCTGCTAAAGAAACTGGTAAAATGTTCAACACAACAACAGTTCGTGTTAAGCCTAACCAAACGCCATTAGAAGCAGAAGCTACTACAGTTGAATCACTTTTAGAAAACCAAAAAGACATTGTTGGTTTATATAAAAGATATGAATTTGACGAAATGAAAGACATTTTACAAGGATGGTTAAAGCCTTCAGATGAAGACGGAGGTAAAGAAACTGAAAAAGTTCAACCACAAGGTAAAGTAGACATCAATAAAAAATTAGATAATCTTTTTGATTAATGGCTAAGAAAAAAACAGACTCAAATCGAGATGAATTAACAGGGCTTCTTGCAGAATCTCTTAATAAAAAGTTTAGCAAGACCCACCACAAAGTCGCTTACTTTCTAGATGGTAGTGAAGACTCACCAACAGATGTAGACGATTGGGTGTCCACAGGATCCACAGTATTAGATTTGGCTATTTCTAATCGCCCTAATGGTGGTTTTCCAGTTTCAAAAATTGTAGAGATAACTGGATTAGAACAGAGTGGTAAGTCCCTGTTAGCATCTCATATTATAGCAAACACCCAAAAGAAGGGTGGTATTGCAATTTACATTGACACTGAATCTTCTTTAAATGCACAATTCCTGCAAGCAATTGGAGTTGACGTTGAAAAAATGGTTTATTTACCTCTTGAAACAGTAGAAGACATTTTTGATGCAATTGAAAATGTAATTTCACAAGTTAGAGAAAACAACCCAGACAAATTAGTCACAATTGTAGTAGATTCAGTTGCAGCAGCAACAACTAAAATTGAATCAGCAGCTGATTTTGAAAAAGATGGTTATGCCACACATAAGGCAATCATCTTGTCAAAAGCAATGCGTAAAATCACTAATTTAATTGGTAAAGAAAAAATACTATTAGTATTTACAAACCAACTAAGACAAAAGATGGGCGCAATGCCATTTGCAGATCAATACACAACATCAGGTGGTAAAGCCTTACAATTCCATGCTTCAGTAAGATTACGTCTTAAACAAGTAGGTAAATTAAAGGAAAAAATCAACGGTGTTGAAGAAATTGTTGGTTCTGAGGTTGAAGCTATTGTTGTAAAAAACAGAATGGGACCCCCAAACCGTAAAATTCGATACAATGTATTTTACAGACAAGGTATTGACGATTATGGTGGATGGTTAAAATTGATGAAAAACTACAAAGTAGTTAAACAGTCAGGACCTATCTGTAAATACACAGACACATCAACAGGAGAAATTATTACATTTTATGGTAAAGAATTACAACAATTGTGTGAGGAAAGACCAGAAGTAAAAGAACAAATGTATAAAGACACTTGCGATTCATATGTTATGAAATATCAACATGAAGATGAACAAGTAATGGATCCTGACGTACAAATCGACGAAACTGGAATATAATGGCAGAATCAATATTTGACATTTTAAATGATGTTAAGGAAGTAGACACTACAGACCCTAATTCAAGAGTATTAATAATCGATGGATTAAACCTTTTTCTTAGGAACTTTTCTGTAAATGGAATGTTAAATGACAATGGAATTCCTATAGGGGGTGTAATGGGATTTTTAAAATCTCTAGCACTTTCCATAAGGGAAGTTAACCCTACTAGGGTTGTAATTGCATTTGATGGAAAAGGTGGAAGCACCAGACGTAGAAAAATCCTACCAAGTTATAAGAACAACAGAAAACCTGGTAAACGTATGACAAGGTGGGATGCTTGGAAAAATTATGAAGAAGAACATGCTTCACAAAAAAGCCAAATAGAACGTCTAATCCAATATTTAAAGGTTCTTCCTATTAATGTCATTCAAATAGATAATATTGAAGCTGATGACACCATAGCGTACATTACAAATAATTTACTAGAAAAAGAGGTAACAATCATGTCAGCAGACCAAGATTTTCTTCAATTAGTAAATGAACGTGTTACAGTATGGAGTCCTATTAAGAAAAAATTCTACACACCCGATTTAGTAATGAAGGATTATGGTGTACCGGCTCACAATTTCTTAATGTATAAAGTTCTAATGGGAGATAAGTCAGACAATATTGAGGGAATTAAAGGATTAGGTCCTAAAAAATTACCCAAAATTGTTCCTGACATTATTACCGAAAAAATCTTGGATTTAGATTCCATCGTTCAAGAGGCTTTAGAAGGGGAAGAACCTATGCATGACAGAATTGTGGCGTCGGAGCATCAATTAGAAATAAATGAAAAGATAATGGATTTGAAAAATCCACCAATTTCAGGAGAATTAAAACGACAAATTCGTGAAATGATAAGTCGTCCAATAGATTTGCTCTCCCGAAATGATTTTATTATAATGTATAATAACGATTGTATGGGAAATGCTTTGCAAATTCCTGATGCATGGTTAACACAACATTTTGTAAAATTAAATAGTTACGCCCAATCAACACATGAATAAACTCACACAATATGGTCACCCGTTTCAAACAAAAGCATTAGCTGCGTTGGTAACGGATAGGGATTTCCTACAACAGTCATCAGACATTGTGTCTCCTGATTATTTTGATTCTGACGCAAGTAAATGGATTGTTCGTAAAACACTTACTTATTTTAATGAATATCATACTATACCTACAATGGAGGTGTTTAAGGTTGAAGTTGAAGGAATTCAAAATGAAGTCCAAGCAGTTGCTGTAAAAGAACAATTAAAAGAAACATACAAATCATCACAAGTAAAAGATCTTGAATATATTAAAGATACTTTTCTTGACTTCTGTAAAAATCAAACACTAAAAAATGCTTTAATTAGATCTGTAGATTTATTAGAATTGGGTGATTATGATGACATTCGTAATTTAATTGACAAAGCACTTAAAGCAGGTGTTGAACGTGATTTAGGTCATGAATATATTGCTGAAATAGAAGACAGATATAGAGCAGAAAGTAGATCTACAATAGAAACACCATGGCCTGCTATTAATACATTACTATTAGGTGGTTTAGGAAGAGGAGATTTAGGAATGATAGCAGGTGGTCCTGGTGGTGGTAAATCATGGGCTTTAGTAGCTATTGGTGCACAAGCAGTCAAATTAGGATACACAGTAATCCACTATACTTTAGAATTAGGTGAAAAATATGTTGGTAGAAGATATGATGCTAATTTTACAGAAATACCTGTAGGAGATTTACCTGACAATAAAGACATAGTAGAAGAAAGATTATTAGGTTTAAGAGGTGGTCTTTACATTAGAGAATACCCAGCAGGACAAGCTACAGTAAATACAATTCATGCACATCTAGAAAATTGTATCCAACAAGGTATTAATCCTGACTTAGTAATTGTAGATTATGCTGATCTTTTAACATCTAAATCAAGTAAAGAAAAAAGAGATAAACTCGATGACATTTACACTGGATTAAGAGGTTTAGCAACTCAAATGAAATTACCAATTTGGACAGCATCTCAAGTTAACAGAACTGGTGCAAGAGAAGACATTATCCAAGGAGATCGTATGGCAGAAAGCTATTCTAAAATGATGATTACAGATTTTGCAATGTCTTTATCTAGAAATCATGAAGACAAAGAAAACGGAACAGGTCGTTGGCATATTATGAAGAATAGATATGGCGCTGACGGTATGACTTTTAATTCCACAATGGATGCCGCGATTGGTAAAATAGAGGTTACAAACAGAAGATCAGGAAATTCTGACCAAGATAATTCTCCCTCTACACCCGGAGGTTTTTCACAAAGAGACAGAAGAAATTTGCAAAATGCTGGAAATGCTTTTAATTTTACTTCTTAGTTTGGTATGTATATTCACATAATTTCGATTAAAAAGAAGGCTCAAAAGGCCTTCATTTTTGTTTGGTAGATTAATTTAGGTTTCTTAGAAATTAATATATTTATTCACTTTTTAAAGAAAAAACAATGGCAAAGAAAGATTTGCTCACTGAGCGCATCGTTTACAAACCCTTTGAATACCCAGAGGCTCATGATTATTGGTTAAAACAACAACAAGCACACTGGATCCACACAGAGGTACCTATGATGTCAGACGTTAATGATTGGAAACAAAATTTAACAAAGACAGAAAAAAATATTATAGGTTCTATTTTAAAAGGTTTTGCCCAAACTGAAACAGTAGTAAATGACTATTGGACAGGATTAGTTACAAAATGGTTTCGTAAACCTGAAATTATTGCAATGGCAACCACATTTGGTGCTATGGAAACTATCCACGCAGAAGCATATTCTTTATTAAATGAAGAATTGGGTCTTGATGACTTTAGTGAATTTATGGAAGATGAAGCTACAATGGCCAAAATTGAAACATTAATGGATGTAAGAGACAGCTTTGATGGAGAAATTGATTGGCACGAGAGAGCAAAGTCACTCGCTATATTTAGTGCATTCACCGAGGGAGTTAATTTATTCAGTTCTTTTGCCGTTTTATTGTCATTTAAAATGCGTAATAAACTAAAAGGAGTAGGACAAATTGTAGAATGGTCAATTCGAGATGAATCAATGCATTCTGACGCAGGTTGTTGGCTGTTCAGAACCCTTTTATTAGAACACCCCGAATTAAATACTCCAGAATTAGAAGCAGCAATAAATGAAGCTGCCCTTTTATCTTTAAAATTAGAAGTTGATTTTATAGAAAAAGTTTATGAATTTGGAGATTTAGAAGGATGTAATAAAGATGATTTAATTCACTTTATTAAAAACAGAGTAAATACAAAATTAGGAGATTTAGGTTATGCACCTATAATAGACAATGTTGACATGACAGCTGTAGGTAGAATGAAATGGTTTGACCATTTATCTGCAGGTAAACAACACACAGATTTCTTTGCAAACAGAGTAACAAATTACAGCAAAGGAACAATGGAATGGGACGCAGCATCAATATTTTAAAGAAATACAATGGATAATAACAGTTTAGTAGCAGATTACTCTCAATGGGAGAGAGGTAAAGATTTTCCCGATTTTATGGATGAAGTAGCATTGTCTACAATTTCAAAAGGATATCTTTTACCAGGAGAAACACCAAGAAAGGCATACAAACGTGTAGCACACGCAGTTGCAATAAGATTAAATAGACTTGATTTAGAATCTAAATTTTTCAAATATATTTGGAATGGTTGGATTGGTTTAGCCTCACCTGTATTGTCAAACACAGGAACAGACAGAGGTTTACCTATTTCATGTTTTGGTGTAGACACTCCAGATTCTGTTAGAGGAATTGGCTTAACTAATGCTGAATTAATGAAATTAACAGCTTCAGGTGGGGGTGTTGGTGTTTCTGTTTCTAGAATTAGACCAAGAGGAGAAGAAATCACAGGAAATGGTAAGTCTGAAGGTGTAGTGCCTTGGTGTAAAATTTACGATTCTTCAATTATTGCTACCAACCAAGGTAATGTTCGTAGAGGAGCAGCATCTGTTAACTTAAATGTTAATCATCCAGACATCCAAGAATTCTTACAAATTCGAAGACCAAAAGGCGATCCAAATCGTCAATGTTTAAATTTACATCAATGTGTAGTTGTAGATGATTCATTTATGCGTAAATTAAATGACAGAGATCAAGATGCAATGGCAATTTGGTTAGAAATTCTTAAATCAAGAATGGAAACAGGAGAACCTTACATTATGTTTGAAGACAATGTCAATAAAGACAATCCTCTTGCGTATATGATGAATAATCTTCATGTTTCAATGACAAATATTTGTACTGAGATAACATTACACACAGATGAAGAACATTCATTTATATGTTGTTTAAGTTCATTAAATTTAGCAAAATATGATGAATGGAAAGACACAGATGTGGTTGAAATTGCCACTTACTTTTTGGATGGTGTAATGCAAGAATTTATTGACAAAACCAACGGAAAAGAAGCAATGAGACGTACTCACAATCACGCTAAAAAAGGTCGTGCATTAGGATTAGGTGTAATGGGGTGGCATACATTTTTACAAAAGAAAAATTTACCATTTACATCAATTGCCTCAACAGCTTGGACACACACAATAATGTCTAAAGTTAAAATGGAAGCTGAAGCAGCATCAAGAAAATTAGCTGTAGAATATGGAGAGCCGCTGTGGTGTAAAGGAACAGGTATGAGAAACACTCACGTAATGGCAATTGCGCCTACTGTTTCAAACAGTCGCATTTCAGGATGTTCTGCGGGGATTGAACCACAACCAGCAAATGTTTACACATTTAATGGTGCAAAAGGTACATTTATTGTTAAAAACAAAGAACTTGAAAAATTACTTACAGAAAGAGGATTTAATACAGAAAAAGTTTGGGATCAAATTTTAGTAGATGGTGGTTCAGTTCAACATTTGTCAAATGAAATTTTACCTGAAGAAGACAAAGAAGTATTTTTAACATTTGCTGAAACAAATCAACTAGCATTAGTTCAACAAGCGGCAGTTAGACAAAAATATATAGACCAAACACAATCACTTAATTTAGCTTTTGCACCAACCGACTCACCAAAATGGATTAATCAAGTTCATTTAGAAGCATGGAAGTTAGGAGTAAAAACACTGTATTACTTACGAACAGATTCAGTAATAAAAGGTGATTTAGGAAGTAGAACAGTTGATTGTGTAAGTTGCGACGGATAATGGAATTAATTACAACACACCCAGTAAAAAAATCAGATTTAGGATTTCATTCAAATCTGTTTGGAGGAAAGTTACTAGCTTGGATAGATGCATCAGCAGCAGCTTATGCATCCCAAGTTTGTGATACCCCAAGAGTAGTTACAGTAGCTATAGACAAATGTATTTTTAAAAGACCCGCAAAAGAAGGATCTTTAATTAAAATATATGCAAGTGTAGACAAAATAGGTAACACTAGTGTAACTTTAAATATGGAAGCTAGATCCCACAGTGTATACAATGGAGCCCAAAAAGTTATTTTGTCTACTAAAATAAAGTTTGTACGAATAGATGAACAAGGCGATTCACTCCCTATCTCAGAAAGAGTAAGACTAAAATACAGTTAATGGAATACGTACACTATAATAGTAAAATGTTCGTAGTTAAACGAAAAATAAAAACACATCATTTTAAAAAAGGAGTAGATTTAACTCCTTTAAAAATTTTATGGCATTGTGATACAATATTAAAAAAAGATCATAAATTCTATTTTTGTGATGAAATAAAAGAAGTAAGTTATGAAGAAACCAATTAACCCTGAAGAATTAGAAAACGATATGAACAAAATTCTATCGTTTGTAGATAATTTAGAAAATCTAGACATTGAAAATTTAGATCAAATAGATAAATTAAAAGAACAAGCAGAATCTTTTGATAAAATCTTAAAAACAAAATACAAGGATTATTTGGACGACCAAGAATAAGGTCGTATATTAATAAAAAATAAAAGTTATGGCAAAATACCAATCAACCAAATTATTTGATAATTATTCTGTAGCCTTAAGACAACATAAAGCTGCACATTCACATTGTGAGTTACTTCATGGATATGCTTTAAAATTTAAAGTATGGTTTGAATCTCACGAACCATTAGAAGAAAACCAATTAGACGAAATGAATTGGATTATGGATTATGGTGGGTTCAAATCAACAGACGCAGAACCAACACCAGGTAATGGTTTAAAAGATTGGATGAATTATATGTGGGACCATACATGTTTAATAGAAAAAGATGACCCACAATTAGAATCATTCCAAATGATGGAAGAATTAGGCACTTTATCTTTAAGAGTTATGGATAAAATGGGAGCCGAATCTTGTGCTAAATTAGTTTATGATAAATTTAACGAACGTTTAGCCTTAACAGGTGGTGGTAGAGTAAAAGTAGTAAAAGTAGAATGTTGGGAAGCCGACAGAAATTCATCAATATACACAGAATAAAACAATAAACTATGAGTGGATTGACTAGAAGGGGACGCAAAGAGCTCCGTCAAAGTGAAGCCTTAGAAAGGCAACAAGTGTGGGATAATATGACCCCACAACAAAAGTTAAATGATTTAAATCGACGCCTAGGTGAAGGTGTAGGTGCTATTAAACAACGTGCTAAATTAAAGTACATAATAGAACACCCTCAAACCCAAAACCAAAAGAAGGGCAAGTCTAAAAAATCTAAAAAAAGCAACAATGTCAAAAATTCCTAAAATTTCGCATGAACTACCTATAAACATGCTTAGTAGGAGTTTTGAAATTAATGATTACGAATATTGTTTGCCTCATTTATTAGATCAAAGTCCATTATATGAGCAACATTTTCGTGATGCACGAGAATCAGGAAGTTACATTGTAATGGATAATTCACTCCACGAATTAGGCAAAGCATACGATACAGACCGCCTAATGTATTGGATTAATGAATTAGAACCAGATGAATTTATAGTTCCAGATGTTTGGCAAGATAAAAACCAAACAATTATCAATGCACGAAAATGGTCACAAGTAGAATTACCTGAAGGCACTACTAAAGTAGCAGTTGTACAAGCACACGATTATGCTTCAGCATTTGAATGTTACCATATTCTTAAAAATCATTTAGGGTACCAAAAAATAGCATTTAGTTATGGTGCTGATTGGTATGCCGAACAATTTCCTCACCCAAATCCTTTGGTTGGTAAAATGATGGGTCGTATAATGACTATATCAAAGATGTATAAAGCGGGATTAATAAAAGATAAAGACAGAGTACATTTATTAGGATGTGCACTACCACAGGAATTTAGTTATTATCCTGACTTTCCTTTTATTGAATCTATAGACACATCTAACCCAATAATTCACGGTTTAAAAGGTAAACAATACAAATCTTTTGGTTTATTAGAAAAAGAATCAGTAAAAATAGATCAAATAGGATTAGTACATTTAGATCAAAAAGTCTTATATGATATAAACTACAATTTAAACCAATTCAAACGTCTAATAACAGACGCTTACAACAAATAAATTATGATATCAATATTAATTACAATTACAATATGTGCTTTAGGTTTTGCAGCTTACATTTACATTTCACATGATAAAATAGCACAACGAAAAGCTGAATCTTATTTAGCAAAATGGAAAACCAAAGAAGAAAAAAGAATTCGTGAAGACGCATATTCAAGATCAAGAGCAGTAAGTTTTGGAAAAACAATCGAACATTATGTTCCATTCATGGAAGACTTTCCAGTAGATCCCAAAGACGTACAATTTTTTGGAAAACCAATTGATTACATTGCATTTGCAAATAGAGGAAGTAAGAAAAAATGTTCTGTACATTTTATAGAAGTAAAAAGTGGTAATTCAAATTTAAACGGACATCAGAAAAATATTAAAAACGCTATATTAGAAGGCCGTGTACATTGGCATGAATTTAACGTAGATGGTATTTGGGAACACGAAGAAAGAGATCAACACTTAAATAATGAAGAAAATGAATAAACAAGCAGTTTTATCCCTAAGTGGGGGAATGGACAGTAGTACAGTGTTACTACGTCTATTAGCTGAAGGTTATGACGTAACCGCAGTTAGTTTCGATTATGGTCAAAAACACAGAGTTGAATTAGACCGAGCTCAAGAATTAGTAAACTACATTAATGATAATAAAGATCAAGTAGTTGCTAAAAATGAAGCAGGTACAACAATTGTTCATAATTTTGAAAACAAAGTTAAATATAAAGTAATTAAATTAGATGGTTTAGTCGATTTACTTGAATCTAATTTAGTTGAAGGTGGAGCTGACGTTCCAGAAGGTCATTATGAAGAAGACAACATGAAAGATACGGTTGTACCAAACCGTAACAAAATGTTCTCTTCAATAATTCAAGCAATTGCATTATCAATTGCAAACACTAAGAATTGCCCAGTAGAAATAGCAATGGGTATCCATGCAGGTGATCATGCAATTTATCCTGACTGTCGTCAAGAATTTAGAGACGCAGATTATGAAGCATTTAAACAAGGTAATTGGGATGCTGATCAAGTAACCTACACTACACCCTACTTAGATGGTGACAAATTTGACATTTTAAAAGATGGTGAAGAATGTTGTAAAGAATTAGGTTTAGATTTTGATGAAGTTTACAAACGTACAAACACATCATACAAACCAACAGCTGAAGGTTTGTCAGATTACAAATCAGCATCATCAGTAGAACGAATTGAAGCTTTCCTCAAATTAGGAAGAAAAGACCCAGTCGAATATGTTGATGGATGGATGATAGCAAAAGAACACGTAACAGCATTATTAGCGGCACATGAATAAAAGAATTAAACATTACGATAAAACACTTCCTATACTTGAATTGTACCGCTGTGTACAATCAGAAGGAAGTCGTTTTGGAAGACCAACCATAGCTGTAAGAACAACAGGGTGTACTCACCGTTGTTACTTTGGCGAAGGTGGATGGTGTGACTCATGGTACACATCAATACATCCAGAAAAAGGAACATTTACCTTCAACGACATTATTAAAATATATGATGAAAACCCTCATGTTAAAGAAATGATGCTAACAGGAGGATCACCAACAATGCATCCCGCATTAGTAAACGAATTAACACATTTTGCACATGAAAGAA